CCTTTGGGCCTACAACTTTTAGCTCTACAGCCTTTGATGGAATTGCTATTCTTCTAGCCATTATAAAGACCTCCTAAATAATACTCTCGTATTCTGTTAAAAATTTTATGCTTGTTCTCCAATAAAGTCTTTCTACTAGTTCAGGAAAAACTCTAGTGGGGGTAGCTACTAACGTACGTGGTTTCAATTCGAGTACCCCAATCATGGGGACTCCACTAGGAGGAAAACCTTGGTCATAGTCATAAACTGGAATATAGTCTTCTATACTGTCCATTAAGACATATGTTATCTCATCTCTTTGGTTTTTATTAGCACCAAAAACTTCTATATCCCAGGCTCTGTTTCTAATTCCATGTCTATTACCTAGTTCTAGCGGTTCTGTATATATATCATTACCTACAACTGATACCGAGGGAAGTACCAGTTCAGTATTGGGATAGTCATCTGTTACATGAATGGTAGGATAGCCAGATAAAACTTCTCTTACATAATAGTATACACTTAAATTCTGTTTTATGTCTAAGTTCATCTAATCTTTCTCCTACCAATTTGTTTAGTCTTTGTAAGATAAATTTTATATTCACATTCATCTTCAAGACTTCTATATTTATTAAATACGTACCCAGGCTGGTATGAATCTGGATTTGATAAAAATTCTGCCTGTGCATTATCAAATAGATTTATTTCTTTTTGAGAATAATCTCTATTGATTTCCTCTTCTTCTGGACTTTCTTCTTCAGACGCTTCTTTTCTTTTTGCTACTTCTATTTCCAAGTCCTCAATAATTCTATAAGCAGAATGAGATAAAAAATTTGTTTGTGTAAATTTAGGATGTGCATAAGTGCTTGCATAATTACCATGCTCAAGAAAATACCAATAAGGTGCTTTATCCCCCCATACTTGAAATCTTAAAGCTATGGTATCATCGTACATTTCATCACTAGGCCAAACTTTGTTCTCCCAAAATCTTGCTGCTCTTCCTTTATCACCTCTACTTACATCTAGTAATTCTCTAGCATTTTCTACACCCTCCCAAAAATCACCTATATCTCCTGCTGTTTCATCCATTATGTCATAAACACCATATGCTCCATATGTTACAATTGCAGCTAAAAAGTCCATTATATTTTGTGTAAGTATTACTTCTATGTTTTCAGAGAATATTCTTTTTCTATCATATTCTCCCGTATCTTCTACAGCTTGTTCTAAAGATTCTAAAAATATATTTCTATAAAAATCTTTTTTTTCTTCTATTATCTGTAGTTGCAAATCTTTAATATTAAAGTCAATCTGCTTTTTATCTTCTGCCCTTTGTTCATATTTCAAAATTTCTTCATATTCTCTTCTACCCTGTTGAGCTTTTCTTGATAATTTGCCCATATTACTAGAGCCAAAAAAATCAGTCATTTTATTTCATTACTAGTCCTTCAATATCTCCAAAAAGAATCCTTAGATAAGAACGAGTATAATCATTCATTCCATCTAGTATTACCTTTCGGATGTATTTGAATTCCTTGCTTCCTTTAGGAAACTGAAGTTCTATATCACTTAACATAATCGCAACAAACTTATCTTTCTTATTTTCAATCACGTTAAGGGCATCAACCATGTCTAAGCCCTGTATAATTATTTCTCCTGCCATGTTAACCTTCCTCTCTTTATCCCTCTTGTTCTTTAAGGGTTATAACCATTCTGTTTATCTCAGGAACACCTCGATAAGAGATGTCATCCTGTAAATAAGTTTTCCCATCCACAATGTAATGTGCTGCATGTTCAACTGCATACAAATTGTCAGGGGTATATTTTATTTGTACAACTGCTTCTCCTCTTTCAATATATCCACCAGCTATTCTCCAAGGTAAATCTATTTCACCTATAGTTACATGAGAATTTACAACATAACCTGATGCTGTACTTGTCCAATATGTTCCACCACATACAGGACAAAATGGATTGGTAGATAGATTTGAAACTGGATTTAAACTACATACTGTACATGCAATTCCAGATATTGTGACTAAAATAGTTATGTCTCTTCCAATTGCATTTCTAATTTCATCAGTAATATCCGCAGTATTAGTAGGCCAAAAAATAGTCATTATTTTTCCTTTAACATTTCTTGAATTGCTTTATCAAATTCTTTAGTCACAGATTGCCAAGTAAATTTTTCTTGTTGTGTAAGTTCATATCCCTTTTGACCTAATGCTTTTAATTCTTTTCCATCTTCGTATTTCCAATCATGGTATGCCCACTCTAGTATACTTATAAGTGCTCTTAAATCAGGTACCATTCCAACAGTATTTACTCTTTCAATCATCTGTGGCATAATTATGGGAATTAGTTTAGCACTTCCTTGCCAAATTTCTGTTAAAGCAGAATGATTAGGTACAATTTGTGGTTTACCTGTTGCAGCATGTTCCCAGTTAACCAACCCCCAACCCTCACCTATTGATGTATTTATGCCTACATCGGTAGCATTATAAATAATGTTAAGTTTCTCGTCTGATACAGTTGGAATTCTATTCTCCATTGTAGAAAGAACCAGTTTGCTATCAAATCCATATCGCATAGCCAGCTCTGCCACATTAACCCCCAAATCTAGTACTCCCATATGCAGATACAATTTTACATCTGGTTTATTCCTTTGGAATTCTCTAAAGGCCCACATTGTTATATCCATTCTTTTTCTAGGTTGATTTCTATTTCCATTGAACACTATAAAGGAATTTAGAAATTCTTCTGTTTTATCTTTAGGATATAATGTCTGTTTAGCAAAAGTAGAATTTATGGGATAAAAAGTCTTTGTAGAAATCCCATGAGGAATGACATGAATTTTATCCTCTGTAACATCTGGAGAATTTACTGATAAAATTACTTTCTTTCCAAATTGTGTATAGACACAGATTTTATTAACTAAGTTAAATCTACTGTAAAAACTTGGGCTATGCTCTATAGCATCCACTGGGAAATATACTATAATAGGGGGGAGTGCCTTTAACTTTAATTTTTCCAATTCTTGTAAATACATGGAAATAATCCAAGGGTCATTTATCATGAATATAAAATCTGGCTTAGTAGCAGAAATTAATGGCATGAGTCTTCCTATTCCATAAACATCCCCACCTAAACTGGCTGGATAAATATTATTTTTATATGGATGTGGGTCACCAAAATAATTGATTCCTAAGTGGTGTATTTCATATTTTTCTGGTAAATTATCAATAATAGAGTGTGCAACTCTAGCAAAACCTGTTGAAGCAACCGCATCAGCGATAAATAATCCTTTTATTTTATTCATAAAACCCTTTCCTTTTTATTCGTTATCAGTATCTATAAATGTTTTGTACTCATCACCCTGACCCATTTCAATTTGATTTCCTGTATATCCAGGCAAATGTCCTTTAACTGAGCCTACTAATTTTTTATTTGGTGAAGTTAATATTCTATTTAATTCATCCCAATCTTGTTTTAATGAATCTTGTTTACCTCTACTCCCCTCAATATTGGAAAAAGAAATTTCAGCATCTCTCCAAGAACCTACATTCCATGAAAAGTTTTCTAGACTACCACTCTTTAGAATAATAGATGCCATTAAAATAATAGGTTGAATATCTCTTCTTAGAATAGCTGGAGAAACTCTGTTATTTATATCTACTTGATATTTGTCATTCCACCAGCGTTGTAATGCATCTACCGATGCTACCAAAGATAGATGTAACCACTCATCCATATATTTGTAGGGAGGAGTTAAATCTCCTAACTTTAATCTTAATCTTGGTGTAAGGTAATTTAAATCTGTAGCCATTATTGCTCGTATTTTTCTAATTCAAGTTTGGCAATCTTTTCTTCTAGATATTTTACAATCTTTTCTGATTTCTCTAATTCTCTAGCTCTGTTTAGAATTCTAAGAGCTGGGGCAGTATCAGTAAATTTATCTACTTTAGCCTTTAAGGTTGGAAATCTTCCTTCTAGAAGTTTATCAATTTCATCATCTGTTAACTGATTAGGGGAAGGAGGTGGTGGTTCTGGTAACTTCTCCATCTTTATAAGTCTACCAGCATCTAGATGACTTTTATTCATTCTTTCAAAAAATACCTGTTGTTTTGCATCCCAAAGTTCTATATAAGAACCTATTCCGTCACCTTCAAGAAGAACCCCTTCTGGTTGTTCCGAAAAGGGGTTGAGCGCAATTACATGCACCTTTCCTACAATAGTTTTTCTATATCTTGCAAGAGGTTCTGCCCCCGCCTGCATAGCTGAAAATACATCATAATCAGACATATCATTACTCCTTTTTTAATTTTAAGTTTTAATGTTGTTCATCCCAATGTATTATACGGTGGCAATTTGCACAAACTATAATACATTTAGCCATTTCTTCAAGTAATTGTTTTTTACTTCTACCTTTTTCAGTAAGCCAACATACAGTTCTAGATTTATCATCATTGGGATGATGAAAATCTAAACATGGCAATCTAGTTTCTCCACATATTGTACATGGATGTGTACTCTTATAATCTGCAACAATCTTTCTATTACGAATTATTCTTTTTTGATATTTGAGAGTAGTATTAGCCATATGGTAAGGGGGAGAGGTTTACTCTCCCCCATATTATTTTATTATACAGTTACATCATCTAACATATAAATCCCTTGAGCATTATCAATAATCATTCCGAATTGTTGATAAATTTCAATCATCCATTGTGGAGGAGTAGGATTCATATCTGACCATTGTTTTGATTTTACCTCACCATAGGTAATAAATTCACCAATACCCTCACCAACAACTAAAATGAAGTTGGATGGATAAAGTGGTTTATAGGTATCAGGGCTGTCATAAACTTGGTCAATTGCTACGATAGGAACACCATAGTATCTACCAATTTTACCAGTATTCAAAACTTCATTGATTTTATCTTGTGATATCCCAACGTTTGTACCACCACCATCATCCCAAAATGCAGCGAACTTGGAAATAGGGGTAACTACTGAACGAAGACCAACGATGGCCTTTGCACCTGTAGTTGTTTGGTTAATTCTATTGATAGCTGCTTCTAGAGCAGTTGCATCAATAGCATGACCTATAGATACATAGTTATCAGGGGTATTTGAACCAGACCAGATACTTCCCAAAGCAGAGAAAATTTTATTGTAATAAAAGTCTTTCAACTTTGCAGACATTTCTGACTTAATTTCTTGAAGAGTTCCAATTTCACCACTCTCCATTTCCCATTCATTATAAGTAACTTTTACGTCAGCACCATCTAACACGAAGTTGATTCTTTCTGATTGCGTAATTTCAGCAGCTAAGTGAACTGCACCAGGAACCAGGGTTCTAACTCTGATGCCTTTTCTAACTTTCTTAACAAGGCTATCGCCTGGTTTTAAGGCTCTCGTAGTCAAAAGATTTCCAACAAATTCTCCTGTTAAATGATTAGGCTGAACGTATTCCACGATAATTTGTGACAACGCTTCTCTTTGGTTTCTATCTTTCACCATAGAAGCAATTGCTTCTTGAATTTGTTTTTCATCAGCCATAATAAGTACTCTCCTTTATATTTATAGTGTTCTGAAGGTTAAGGAACCATCATCAGAATTGAACCGCTCAACTATAGCGATAGTACCACCGCCTGCGTAAGCTAATTTACCAGCATTAGTTGTGTCATCATTGATATTTAATACTTCTAGTGGTGCACCAGCAGCCATAATATTAGCTGAGAATACAAATCCACCTGAAGGAACAGTGAAAACGCCTCTATCAAAGGCTAATGCTAAGTAACCTGAAGGGATTGTTACCCCATTTTGATTTCCAGGGTAAGTCATGTAAATTTCAGAGGTGAATGGAACATTTCCTGCTTGCTCAAAAGCACCTCGTCTTAGTGACCAATCATAGTGTGGGAATGGCACTAACATTTTAATATTGTCATCTACTTGAGAGTTATTTACAGGCCAAGTAACAATGTACTTAGCTAATTGAGCTTCCGCGTCAGTTCTTGGAAGTCTTACTCCCATTAAGTCTTCTCTGCTCCCCCAAAGATGACTAGAACTTTGGCTGGTTAATTGAACCATTCTGCCTTCAACGATGTCGCCACACACTACAACACCGATAATATCTGTATATTTATTGATTTCCATAGTTACTATACTCCTTAGTTTTTATTAAGATATTCGACCATATCTTTTTGTGTAATGGTTGTAGTCTCTTTACCACGAATTGCGGGAACACCTTGTGAAGTAATAGAAATTGACGCTTGACCTTCTTCGGCGGGTTTGAAAGCAGCTACAAGTTCTTGAATAAAGAACTCAAGTTGTTCATCCGTCATTCCAGCAAGTGCCTCTTCTTTTTCAGTAAAGTATTCATCAGTAATATCAAGACCTGCATCTTTAAATTTATTTTTAATTGAAGTCAGCTTGGTTTTCTTTGCTTCTGCTTCTTCAATAGTTTGTTTATAATTTGCTAATTCCTCATATTGAGGTTTTAACGCATCTAACTCTGTTTGAACAGTAGTTAAACTAGCTTGAAGTTCTGCAATTTGAGCTTCAAACTGTCCTTTTTGCTCATTCAAGAGTCTTTCATGTTCGGTTTTTTCAATCGTATCCATTAAATCTCCTTCTTTTTCGACTGAAGATAATGCTAGTGCAGTTGTTCTTCCTTGGTACGCAGGCATACCTACGATGGTTGCTGCGTTCATGGAGACATTTTTCAATGCTACACCTTCTTCTTCAACATCTTCGTCTGTATAAGTTAATTCCCAAGAAATATCAATACCTTTTCCCTCGGAGTATCTGTTTCTCAAGAATTCTACATCTTCATGTCTTTCTCTATCCCATAGAGCCGCTAATGCTTGGATTGAATTGCCTTCTGTTTTCAAATGTGTCATAACACCTAATGGAAATGTATCATCATGTCCTTCAGATACTTCTCCGTATGCCATTTTTAGGGGCATGAATAAGCCTGTTCTTAAAACATTAGCAAATTCTTCTCTAGGAATTCTCTGTTTATTAGCATTATGTTGGTCATCTGTTAACAAAAACTTCATCCAAGCAACGTTAGGGTTTAGAGAGATTGAAGCCGAAGCCGCCATCTCATCTATTTCTAACTTATCTATTAACAATTGTACATCAGATGCCATTAATGTGATTGTTTTCATAATATTTTAGCCTCTTTTATTGCTTACCATTGTCATTTCCAGGTGGTGCACCTGCTTTTGGCTTTGGTTTGGGTGCAGGTTTGGGTGCTGCTGGTTTTGTAGTTGGTTTCCCAGGTGCTCCTGGTACTACTGGAGGTGGTTCTCCTGCTGTTGGTAAATCTAGCCCCAACTCTTTCATCATTTCTTTTTCTTCTACCTTATGATTTAGTTCTTCTGCTAAGTCAAATCCATAAGATTCAGCAAATGATTTTCTAGATAAGTTACCAGTATCGTATAATTTTTGTACACCTTCATAGAATAATCTCAATCCTAATAAGTTTATAGGTTTGAATTTTACTTCAGGTAATTCTCCTTTAAGATTATTTCTTTCTTTTACTTCATAGAATACTTTATATATAATGGGGAAAAGTTCATCTCTCATTACATTCATTGTACTCTCTGGAGACAGTGTAGCTATCTCTGGGTCAGAAGTAAATGACCGTTCTGTTTCACCAGTAATTAGAATTCTAGGAAATCCTAATGCTAAGATTATATCTTTATTAACTGCATCATATTTCTTATCATTCAATAATGCTTCTACATCAGGAAATACCCAATTTAATTCTATAGTATGATTAGTAAATAATGTGAATACTCTTTCTACATCACTGGGACTAATTCCTTCTCTCCAATGAAACTTATCTTCCAAATCATCTAAAACATCTTGCTGGTCTTCTGTTAATGGAAATTCATCACTTCCCGCTTTTACATGTAAAATAGCACTAATAACTCTAGATGCAATTGAATAATCCATTCTTCTAAGATTTCTCTTATGTTTATAAGATTCCAATCCTGGGTATAGATAAGGAATTGGATACTCAGCATCGGCTAACATAGTTGATTTTACTATAAGAGGATTATCAAGTAAAATTTTTGTTTCTCCTGATAAAACTTTAGATACAAATTCTGGATATTGTGTGACTATGGTTTGATATAATTCTATATCTTTAGAACCATCATTATATGTACCTTTATTCTGTAAGAAATTTATCACTTCGTCAGGAACTACTAAGAAATAAGATTCTTCATCAGTAATAAAAGGTCTTTTGATTACTATATCTTGTGCATTTCTTAACCACATACTAGTAGGATAAAGTAAATTATCCAGTCTTTGAATTCCTTTTTCTCTCAATTGTTTTCTATTTAAGTTCGTTAAAGTTATTTCTGGAACTACTAATCCAGTAGTTAAAAACTCTAAAGCAGCCTTTCTTAAAAATCGTATGATGTCTTTCTTTAGAGATTCATATATTTGGTAATCAGTTTTAGGGATACTATTTTCTGGAACAATAATATCATTAATAGCTAGACTAACCATCTTTGTTACCACAGTAGTAGCAATAGGTTCGTGTCTAAAGAAAAATCTACAATCCTTTACAATCTTAACAAAGGTGTCATGGTCTTCAAATGAAAGTTTATCTACTTGATTGGAACCCCATACGCCTATATCACTTGGGTAACTAGACTGTGGCATAAAAAATGTTGCTGATGCTGTCTTTGCTAGTCTATTACTTTTATTATTGTCCATAATATTCTCCATGTTATTTTTAAACTACCCATCTACTTTTAGCTAATCGTTTCTGTTCTTTAGAAAATAACAATCCTATAATTAACATATAATATGCCATCATAGCACATAACATAGCTGCAGTATTATGGTCTTCACCTCGTTTACCACCTTTAGGTGTAAGTGTCTTATAAACAACTTCTCCTGTAGGTGTTTTAGTATATGTCATTCTTTCAAGTTCTGTTATCAATTCAAAATCTGTTGATGAATATATGATTTTATGTGTATTAGTATACTCTTGAAGTAGTGATACACTATGAGGTTTGACTTTTACTTTTATTTCCTCTCCTTCTGAGTTTTCTCCCAGACTTATCCAAGCACCAAAGGAAACTGGAAATAATCTTTTAGCATAATTTTTATGAAGATAGTTATCATCTTCTAATAAATGTTGTACTAAACCTTTTTCATTACCAACATCTACACCAATAACTTCTAGTCTTCCAAATTTAGTATCCAGGTAGTCAATTATTTTTTCTTGTACTGGATATGCAACTTTATAAAAATTAATTCTAGCATGTTCTTTTATTATACCATTTTTCTCATAAAGTATCATAATTGAAGTGGGTTCTGTGTATCCTAAGTCAATTCCCATTACTGCTATATCATGTGGAGGTAGGGGTGGAATAAGTGCCATACGATTTATAATTTCTGTGTAAGTATGGTCTATACCAGACATACTAATTTTATAAGTAGCATATTCAGCTATGTTCATTAATCTTCTATCAAATACTGCAAAAGTTGGAGAACCATGTCTTCCTAAAACAATATGGATATAGTCTTCACTATCAGGCCCTCCATATTGTTTTATATTCTTTACTTCATCTTCTTCTGTATATCTTGGATTTTCATGAGCAGAAGTTCTATGATGAGAATATTCATCCATAATCTCATCAGCCAAATAGATAACGCAATTCTCTCTCAGTCCTGTAGGAACACCTGATACCCATAATTTGAATCCATCTGCCCATGTATTTAGAACAGGTTGTAATTCCAACCAAGTTCCCCAAGGGTAGTATCCAGATTCATCTAGGATAATAATTGGTGTATGAGTACCAATTACATTTGCACCCGTTCCTGATTGTCCAGCAATTCTACATAATAATTGTGCATTATTCAACAATGTAATTGAATAACTGGATGAATTAATTCCTCGTTTTGGTTCTATAAAATTTTTCAGAAGTGTATTACTTCTTAAATATTTTATTAGATTTGTAAATACAGGCTCTAAATGAACTTTATTTGGGACTGTATATAAGATATATTCATTTGGAAAGAAATTATTTATAAGTATCCATAAGATATAATCTGTTAGAGTTACAGTTTTACCTACTGCTCTACCACAACAAAGAGATACGTAATGACTAAAATCACATAAATATTCTTTCTGATACCCAGAGTATTCAAATTTTTTAGTTGCATATGCTGGTGTATCTAGATTTCTATAAAACTCCCCAAATAAAACTGGATGTTTTAAAAGTTCATATAGATGCCATTCTTCAGGAGTTATCTTTTCTTGTAATGCCATTTTCTTTCCCATCAAATGGTTCTGTGAATTTTTCCTTACCAGGAATTCCACCCCACTTTATAAGATATCTATATTTTGCTGCCTCAAATTTACCGTGATGCATATTTTGCTCTAGAATGGTAAATTTTTTAATGGTAGCACTTCCCACATGTTTTACTTTACAACCATTTATAGATTTTATATCATATCCTTTTAATTTCATTCTATAGTGATAATCATTATCTTCAAAATAGGCATAAAAGGGGGATATACCCTCATCAAAATATCCTACATCTTCAAATATCTTTCTAGGAAATTGTATTAAAGAGAATGATGTTGAGCCAATTGCAGGATAAATTGCAAAATTTTCATCATAACCACTCATTAATTTTTCAATAGAATCTTCATAGAATTCTATATCATCATTACAAAAAATAATATGGTCTTTTATATTATCAATAAACCAGTTCCAACTTCTAGCTACTCCTAAATTATATTTTACTTTTGCTATATAAACTCTATTTCCAAATTCTTTTGGTATAGTATTCAAATCTAAATTCATTCCATTGTCAATTATATAATAAGCTGTAGGTTTTAGTGTTCCAGCTTCCGCTGATTCTAAACATCTTATTAATAAATCATACCTATTTAGTGTTGGTATACATAAATTAAATTCCATGTGTTTTAATCCTTTCCATTATTTTATCTGTCTTATCCTCATATAAGGTTAAACAATTTTTATTGCATTGGTCTGTGCAACAGTGGTCACATTCATCTATGGCGTAGATACAGGTAAAATGTGTTGTATTTATTGCTGGTATACTACCATAAAAAGTTATGTATGGTATCTTCAATGCTCCTGCCAATGCTGATAGACCACTATCATATCCTATATAAAGAGCCGCTTCTGACATTTTATCTATTAATTGTACCATTGGTAAATCTTCCAATGTGTAGTGAGAACTCCATATTTGGCCTGCTGATATTTTATTTGTACAATCTTTAAATCCATTATTTCTTAGATACACTACTGTATATCCACTCTCCATTAATCGTCTGGATAAGTTAGTAAGATATCTATAACCTCTTCTAGAAGGCCAGCCTGCTTGGTCATTCATTATTACAAGTTTTGGAACAGTTTTTCTAGGTATATATAAATTAGGTTGAACATCTTCTCTATCTATCCACAGCCCTGTAATATCATAAAATACTCTTTGTGGGTAGTAAAATTTATAAGTATCTACAGTATTAGCGTTGAAATAACAATCTTTTCCTATACTTTCTTCTGTTACATATGGATTATTATCCCAAAATAATTCACTAAGTTTATTTCTTATTTTAGTTTTTTCTCCAAAGACATGAAAATAAGCCTCTGGTATACCTGTCATAATTACATGGTCCCCGAGTGAACCCCAAAGATTTAAAATCATTTTAGATAGTTATAATAACATAATATTTCATTAGTTATTATAAACCTCTCCTTATGTTGATTATAAAGAGTACTAAAAAAAGTACCATCACCACAGTAGTTCCAAGGTTCCCATTTCAAATCACCTATTAAATCTCTTGGTATCAAAAATTGGGCAGTATCTATGTGACAAGGTACTATTCTATCAGACTGAGGAACTAATCTTGGTACTCCTATTTTATATACCTGTGAAAAGATTAATGCTTTATTAGAATTTCCTAATATCTTAGTGGCACGAATAAATAAATTAGAGTGTATGATATTATCATCGTCTAAGAAGTAAACATATCTGCCACAATCTACATGGTCTAGTGCAATATTTCTTTGTGGATTTCCAGATAAACCTTTATCATTACTGGGGTATGATATATATTTAGTACCAAGACAGTCACCAGCATCAAGTAATGAATCTCCATCTTCAACTATAATCCAATCCCAATCAACATCCTTAGTTACACTTGCCATAATAGAATTATGCATTAGTTTTATATTATAGGGTCTTGTTAATGGTGTTATAAATGTTACTTTCATAAATCTTTTATCCAAAAATTATTAAATAATATTCTATTAAGTTTTTTATATCCTTTACTTAATAGATAAAAATTTTGTTCTGGTAAATCTTCCCAATTTTCTATACAAATAACTTTGACTTTCCATTTATCTAAATCTACTCCCTTTAATACTTCCATTTCCCATCCTTCAACATCTATAGATAGTATATCCACATGGTCTACTTTTGCTACTGATTCTAAGAAGTAATCTAAAGTTACCATTCTCACTTTTACTATTTCTTTTAGAGATATACCTATATAATTAGTAAGTCCAGTCCACGACTGTTCATCTTCTTCATGATATATATAAAAATCTACATTATCTTTATTTTCTGCTCCAATAGCTAATTGATGAAAATGTTTTCTATCTATCAATTTATTTATACAGTGTGGATTAGGCTCTACACAAAATACTTTCCAACCACCTACTTCCAGAAGTAAACTATTACTTCTATAGTTACTATGAGCACCTATATCTACTATAATACCTTTAAAATCTTTATAAAATAAAGTTAAAAGATATTCAGCAGCCCCTTCTGTAAAATAATTATTTGGTATAGAAATCATTTATTTCATGCCTTGCTGTTTTTATATATCCAAAATGACTTAGATATTCTTCTATATCTGGAGTTTCAAAATTATTTTCAATAATCAATAACTTTGGTTGATATTTAGAAATACTAAATCCTTTTAATACATCTAATTCAGTTCCTTCAGTATCTATGGATACAAAATCTATAGTAGGAGAAAAATCTTTTAAACAAAAATCTAATGTTCTAATATTAACTTTTACTGTACGAACTATAGCATTTCTGTGTGTACTTTTCTCTTGTTCCATTAATCCTTGATTTAAATGTAAAGAACTTACAGCAGTTTCATCACCATCAAATCCAACAGCATAAAAATCTACATTATCTTCGTTACGGTCTGAAATTGCATAATTTAGAACATGTTGTCTGTTCATTACAAGTTGTTTATATAATCTTAGATTAGGTTCTATACATAAGCATTTCCAACCGAGCTGTTCAAAATGAAGTGTATTTGATGCGGCTATTCCTTGTGCTGCTCCTATCTCAACTGCCACTCCAATATATTCTTTTGGGAAATATTGCTCTATAATTTCATCTGTAGGTGGGTAAAATTGTCCATAGTATGTCATTTGTTTTCGTAGGTCTTTTCTATAATTCTATCGTCTGAATAATCTAATACTTTATTTATGGAAGATATTAAAGAATTTCTTTTTGCATTATAACGTTGTGATTTTTCACCAGCAATTACACGTTCTTCATCAGAAAGATTTTCTTTTAGCATATCTTCTTGTGCTAGAAAACATTTTATATCTGCTGTGATTAAAGAATCTACCAATTCTCCAGGTGTTCTATCAGTAACTTTATGATATAGATTTGTATATACACGTTTTATCCAACTCTTAAATTGTTCTTCTGATAAAGACCTCTTTGCATAATTACATATTTTACAACAAGATACTACATTTCCTTTTTCATATCCTTTTGTAGAATCTAATCTATCAATACCATTATATAAAATAATTAGATGTTTAGCATGATTTTTTCTTCTATAATTATTAAATGAATTGGATGGAAGTTCATTACAATAATAACAATTACTAAAAACAAGATTAGTAAATTCTTCTTTTGTTAAATTGAAGAAAATACCACGTCTGGTTGCCTGATGTTTATATTTTAAGTATAGTAAATCCGCAGCTACACCAGAATCTAGTTTTTTAGTAGCCTGCAGTGCCTGTTCTTTTCTAAAACAACCACAACTAATTGTTCTTCCATATACCAAACTTATCCAACATATTTCTTTTTCATTTCCACAATCACATTTACAATTCAAATAATAATTACCCGCTTTATCTGTTTTTTCTGATTTTGATAAAACAATTAATCTACCAAATCTTTTTCCAATTAAATCTTTTTTCATGGCAGTACTTCCTCTAAAGGAGTTCCTTTTATTTTATTTTCTTCCATATAATATATCATAGGTAGGGGCATAGTAACTATAAAAGCACCCCCATCCATTAAAAACTTTATATTTTTATTTATAAAAGTATCAAGAAAGTGCCAGGGCAATAGAAGCAGTAAATCTGGATATTCTTTAAAAACATCTTCTTCTGAAATTATTGGAATTTCAGTTCCTACCGTAACTTTGCCAAACTTATCTTTATTTAATTCTCCTATTGCTTTAAGTAGATTTTTATTTATTCCAAAATATTGCAATACTACATTCCCCTTTGTTGATGCTCCCAATCCATATATTACAAGTCCTCCATCTCTGCTTCTTTGTAGAAATTCTAAAACAATATGTTTTACATTCTTTATTCTAGCTGAAAATGCCTTCATAGAACCCTCAGCACTATCTAGATAAATTCTTTCACCCATTATAGATGGTGTAACACTTTTTTCAATTGGAAATGTAGAAAGTTTACTAGCAAATATTCTAATACTTCCACCATTTACTTGATTATAAGATACTCTAAAAACAGTAAGGTTATGCTTATAGAATAAATCTACTATATCTGCTAATTTATAATACTCTAGATGTTCATGACAGATATTATCAAAGGCATTAATTTTCAGCATAGATGCTAAATCTGTAAATTGAACAACAAAAATTCCATCATCTGCTATGATTTTATCTATATCATCCATGAACTTATTTGGGTCTGGTAAGTCATAGAACATAGCTATGGCTGTAATAACTTTAGCCTTTCCCAACGTAACAGGATAATTGTCTTGAAAGTAATCATTGATAAAGAAATCACAATGAGATTTAGCTTTATCTGCTAAGTTCAAGGCAGGGTCAAATCCAACCTTTAATGAATTTTGGTTTTTATACAGAGTAAATAATGTACCATCATTACACCCAATGTCTACTAATACATCATCATCCTTTATTTCTACTGTACTTTCAATTTCTGTAACAATCTCTTGTAGAGATGATACCATTGATGGATTGATAGCGGACTGATAGAAATAAGTTCTATACATATTATCTAGCGGAACATTATATTTCTCTTGAACAAGATGACAATTTTCACATTCTACCAGAGATAGTGGAATTGGTTTTCCTTCAGTCTTATCTACAAATCCAGATGGATATATATCTCCTAAACTAAAAACATTTTTCAAACTTCCTTTACAAATCCTGCATGATTCTTGCACCGTGTAATCCATACCTTATTCCTCCATTGGTATTACTATATCTAAACCAAATTCTGTTGAGTGAAATCTTTGTAATGCATTTTCTAATAAAGTATCAAATAAATAATGTCCTGATTCTGAGAAAAATCCAGATGGTATAAGTGCATTTACATATATGCCACTAGCAGTGGCTGGTAAATATACAATTGTATCATCAGGTTTTCTAGCAATAACAGTTATAGATGAATATAATGATAAATTTGCTGGAGATTCTATTTCAGTTAATTCATCAATCTCATTAACTTGAACTTCTAAGAGATGCCCATAATCTGTTCTGAATATATGTACATGGCTCATATTTTTACAATCCTTTTTATTTTTGAATTTATATTAACCACTTCATCTACAGTTGTATCTACCCTTGTAATAAATGCTGCATGTGTGGCAATTGTTGTATTGAATTTTATTTCTTTATTTATAATAGTTCTAAATTGTATCTTGGTATTTATTACTGTCTTACATTCTATCTTATGAATTACATGTGGAACTGTGCCTGCTAGATAAGCATGTGTAGAACTTTTTGCTCCTACTACACCATACATGTAAGCATTAGCATAAGTTACATTAGCTGAAAATCCTGCTAGATAAGCATGTACGTATGTACTTATAACTGCATATCCAGCTACAAATGCTGGTATTTGACTACTTACAATTATACCACCATTTAGGTAAGCATGAATATTTGAATTTATTAAAGTTTTTCCAGATAAATAAGCACTTTTTGTAGAATTAATGCTTGATTTACCAGATAAATAAGCAGATTTTGAAGAAATACTGCTGATTTTCCCTGCTAAGTATGCATGTTTACTGCTACTAGTAGTTGATTGACCACGTAGATAGGCTGATTTAGATGTAATTAGTAAAGATTTACCTGCTAAGTAAGCAGATTTAGAACTATTTGCAGTATCTTTACCTTTTAAGTATGCTGATTTATTAGAAGATACTAATGATTTACCAGATAAGTAAGCATGTTTAGTTGACCGTATAATACCGCTGATAAAGGCTGGCTTACTTGTTACACCAAACGCTCGCCCACGTAAATAAGCAGGAGCAGTGGTTCTATTTGCAGAATAACCAACTGTGTAAGCATGTACAACTGATTGTGTAACTGCATTTGTAACCATGTATGCTGGTTTAGAAGTAGATACATTTATCTTACCAGCTATATAAGCAGATTTGCTAGAAGTAGTTAGACTCTTACCACTAATAAATGCAGATTTACTTGTTACACTACTAGATTGTCCTCTAATATAGGCATGGGCTACAGTTTGTATATCACTTTTACCACGTAAATAAGCAGATTTACTACTTGTAACAGGAGTTGACCCACGAATATATGCAGGCTTGTTAGTTACTGAATAATCTCTGCCTTTTATATAAGCAGACTTCTGAGTAATTGTAATAACCCCACCACGTAAGTAGGCATGGGTAACAGTTCTAACAATACCTTCTATATAAGCGTGCTTACTAGATACTCCAAAATCTTTACCTTTTATATAAGCATGTACAACCGTAACATTGATAGCATATCCTTGAATAAATGCTGACTTAGATGAAACTCCATAATCTTTACCCTTGATATATGCTGACTTAGTTGTAGATACCTTTAGTCCACCAGATAGATAAGCATGTTTACTATCTACAACAAAGGTTTTTCCTACTATATAGGCTGGTTTTGATGTAGATACTTTCAAACCACCAGATAAATAAGCTGCTTTGTTAGATATACCATAAGCCTTACCATTTGTATATGCATGAACTGTACTTACATTAGTAGCATAACCAACTAAGTAGGCAGTTTTAGATGTAGTTACAACTGAAAGACCTTTAGTATAGGCTGGTTGACCTACTGAAACTTTTATTCCCCCAATTAAGTATGCTGGTTTAGAAGTGGCTGTTGAAGATGCACCGCGTAGATAAGCACTTTTTGAACTTACTTCACTAGACTGTCCACGTAAATATGCAGACTTGGAAGTAATGCTAATAGACTGTCCTATTAGATATGCAGGCTTAGATGTATTACCTGTTAATTGACCTTTTAGATATACATGGGCAGAAGTTGTAGAAACTACTCCACCTTTTAAGTAAGCATGAATAGAACCTACAGCACTAACTGGGCCTGATAAGTAAGCATGAACACTTGTAACTGCTGTTTTTCCAGGTTTACCTGGAATTATGAATGTAATATAAGTAACTACAGAATCAATATCTCCAGCACCTATCATATATGCAGAAACTTGAGATGATGTTTCTGTTCCTGTTAAAGCACCTTGTATATAAGCAGAAATACTGGTAGTTGTTGAAATACGACCAACTAAGTATGCATGTTTACTTGATTCACTTGTAGATTTTCCAACTAAATAAGAAGATTTATTTGTACTAGCAGTAGATTGACCCCTGACATAAGCAGAACGACTAGTAATACCATAACTTTGTCCTTTTAAATATGCTGATTTATTTGAAATAGATAATGATAATCCTTTCAAATAAGCATAGTTAGAAGTTACAGAAGTATTTTTACCAATTAGATAGGCAGACTTAAAGGAAGTTGTATAATTTTGCCCCTTTATATAAGCAGGCTTATTTGTAATAGCTATTGAACTTCCTTGCAAATAAGCAGAGTTTTGTGTAACCTCTGTAGAACTGCCTTTTAGATAAGCAGATTTGCTTGAAGTAGAAGTGATTCCACCTTTTACATAAGCGGAATTACTAGTTATTGCAGTACTAGCCCCCTTTAGATATGCTGATTTGCTTGATTCACTTGTTGACGAACCTTTTAGATACGCGGCCTTACTAGATGGTGTAGGTATAATACCACCACGTAGATAGGCAGATTTACTCGTTACTGCCGTAGAAAGACCAGCAATATAGCCAGATTTATGGCTGGCAACTGCCGTATCATTTAGCTGAAGTAGAACAAGCTCGCCAACAGGCATCTAATCCTCCTAGATAGCCCAAATCTCGTAGGTTATGGCACCTCTAGCATCATCGGTAGTAGTGTTGTCAGGACCCCCATATTTTAGACCTGTGGAAGCCGCAACTGTCTCAACTCCGTAAGCTGCATCCCATGTGTAACTACCGCTAGGGGTAAGACCTGTTACGATTGCCTCGCTTTCTAATGTAAGTAGTGCTGTGGCTACCGCAGTAGTCTTTAGACCACCAATAGGAGCTGTTCTAGCTATAACTGTTGAGCCATTTAGTACCCCAAATAGCACTTGTGGAAAGGTAGTGGCACCATGCACAGGGCATCTAATTCTAACTAACACATTACCAGAACTAGGGGCTGTAAATGTGATACGCAGATTAGTAGTATCAAAAGCTGTCATAGCTAAAGCAGAAGTCGTGACTTTAGATACGGCACTAGCAGGGTCATATAGTTTAGCACCTAGAATATTAGGACAAGTCCATAACTCATACTGGAAACCACCCCAAGCATTGTTAGCAGTTATATCATCAGGTCCACCATAATGGATATTAGTTGAAGCTAGTAATATCTCTACCCCATAAGCCGCATCCCATGTATGACTTCCCGATGATACACCAGGAACAACAAACAAGGCTTCTTGAGTAACATTAGTCGTAGCCAATGCCGTACCAGGCATACCACCCATAGGGGCTATACGTGCAACAACAGTAGTACTTTCCAGAATACCAAGCAGAATAGTTGGAAAGGTAGTATTACCCGATAGATTGGTACGCATCCTACATAAGACATAGCCATTACTTGGAGCAGTAAAGGTTAGTCTAAGATTGGTAGTATCAAATGCGGTCATAACTAAACGAGATGCAGCAGATTTTGAGACAGCACCAGAAGGGTCATAGTTTACCCCAGTAATAAGTGACATAATATTTCTCCTAAATTATTTGAATAATAGTTACACGTACACGTAAGTCTGTATAATCTGTAATCAAAGCTATCTCTCCTGATGTAAGTTGATAAGTATATTCAACTACACTACTAGTTAGAGTTTGGATATCAGTTGCAATTATAGAAGTACCTTGTTTTATTTCACACTTCAAAGTTACAGATTGAATACCATCTTTTTTATATGCTCTCCACTTTATATAATAATTTCCTAAGCCTGGAGTAGATGGAATAATTAATCTCTCTTCAAAGTAAGCACCCACTAATGAATTTTCATACCAAGCGTAATCAGAATCACTTGGGTCAGCCAGTGATGGATATAATTCAGAACCATTCAGTTCATTCTTCCAACTACCAGTAGTAATATCAGAAACAGGAACTAAGAATTGACCAGTTCCTTCTAGATATGCTGCTTTGCTGGAAGTAATTATAGCTTGTGCATTAAGATAAGCATATTTGTTGGTTGTTACTTTTATTCCACCAACTAGATATGCATATTTATTAGTTTGTGTAAGCTGTTTACCTTGTAAATATGCTGCCTTATTGGTAGAAATTGACAACCACCCCTGCATATAAGCAGATTTATTACTAATTGCTGGTGCAGAGCCTTTAATATAACCAGATTTACTAGTTATTGCAGATGCACTACCACGTAAATAAGCACTTTTAGATGATAAACCTGTAGAAGACCCTCTCAAATATGCGAACTTTGAAGTGACCCATGTAGATTGTCCTTTTATATACGCATGAATTACTGTAGTATTACTAGACCACCCATTTAGGTAAGCATATTTAGATGTGTTACTAGTTGATTGGCCTTTTATATATGCAGACTTACTTGAAGAAGTTTTTATTCCACCAGCAAGGTAAGCTGATTTATTACTACTTGAAGTAGACTGACCTTTTAAATAAGCATGTGTTAATGTTATACCTTGCCCTGATTGACCTACAAGATAGGCAGACTTTGAAGTAACTCCAAGAGACAATCCTTTAATATAGGCTGCCTTTGAAGTTATTGTCTTTATACCACCAGCTAGATAAACATGTTTACTTGATACACTAGTATCTTTACCTTTTAGATAAGCATACTTTTGTGCATTGACCTGAGATTGACCTTTAAGGTAAGCACTCTTAGATGTTACTACAGATATAGAACCTCTAATATAAGCAGGTTTATTATTTATTGTTGTACTTTGGCCTCTAATATAAGCATGAGCAAGTGTAGTTGGATTTACTCCACCTCTTAGATATGCTTGTTTATTAGAAGCAACTCCACCTATAAGATAAGCATGTTTGCTTGTAACAGTAAATGCTTGACCTCTTGTATATGCCTGAATTGCAGTAGAGTTTGGTAGAAGACCTAATAGATAAGCATGTTTATAAGAATTAACCTTTGCATCAGTAGACATGTAGGCATGTCTAGAATCAGATGTACTTAATTGTCCTCTAATGTATGCAGATTTAGATGTTACTGATGTATTCTTACCAGAAGTATAGGCAGGTTTTTGTGTTAGCCAATCACTTTTACCTTTTGTATATGCTGCTTTAGATGCAATAGAAGTTAATTGACCTCTAGTGTATGCATATTTAGAAGTTACACCACTTGTTGAACCTTTAATATAGGCAGGTTTAGAAGTAGAAACTTTGATACCACCAGCCAAGTAAGCTGGTTTAGAACTTGAAACTCCACCTCTAATATATGCTGGTTTAGAAGTTGTAACTACTAAACTACCTCTCAAATAAGCAGACTTATTTGAAACAGTGTTAGTACTACCCTTTAAGTATGCAAATTTTGAAGTAACTTGTGTAGATTGACCCTTTAAGTAAGCTGTACGACTTGTAATAGCAGTTGAACTGCCTCTTATGTAAGCTGACTTAGAAGTTATACCACTAGCAGAGCCTTTCAAATATGCTGGCTTACTAGAAGATACTTTTATTCCACCTTTTAAGTATGCTGGCTTAGAAGTAGAAATTCCACCACGTAGGTAGGCTGGCTTATTAGATACAACAAGAGCTTGCCCCTTCAAATAGATATATTTAGAAGTAGTTGCTGTAACTCCACCTCTCAAGTACACAGTTTTAGATGTAGATGTTAATGATTGTCCCTTTAAGAAAGCAGCCTTACTCGTAGTAACGTTTATTCCACCACGTAGATAGGCTGATTTATTTGTTACTATAGTATTTTTACCGCTGATATAGGCATGAGCAACTGTACTTACTACTGGAACATACCCATTTAGATAGGCTGCTTTAGAAGTTACTGTAGTTAGAAGACCTTTAATATAGGCAGATTTAGAACTAACTACACTAGATTGCCCTTTCAAATAGGCAGATTTAGAAGTTATCCCCTGCCCTGCTTGACCGTTCAAATAAGCGGCTTTAGAACTAACTCCAGTAGAAAAACCCTTTATATAAGAAGCTTTACTAGTAACAACTTTGATGCCCCCACGTAGATAGGCTGACTTATTACTAATTGCTAGTGCAGAACCTTTAGTATAAGCAGACTTGTTAGTTATTATGGCGGATTGACCTTTAGTGTATGCTGGCTTACTACTTACTGTTGGTGCTGAACCTTTTAAGTATACAGCTTTGTTAGTAGTAGCAGTTATACCACCCTTAATAAAAGCTGGTTTACTTGTAGTAGAAGTAACTCCACCTTTTAAATAAGAATATTTACTACTAGTAGAAGTAATGCCACCTTTAGTGTAAGCAGGTTTACTACTTACTCCTGAGGATTGTCCCTTTGTATATGCTGGTTTATTAGTTACAGCGAGTGCAGAACCTTTTATATATGCAGACCTAGAGACTGTTCCTACAGCACTACCTTTTAGGTAGACAGGCTTAGATGTAACAACTTTTATTCCGCCGAGTAGATAGACTGATTTAGAAGTTATACCAGTAGATTGTCCTTTTAAGAAAGCAGCCTTATTTGTGGGGGCTGTTACACCACCACGCATATAGGCTGGCTTATTACTTGAACTTATATTCTTACCTTTTATATAACCATATTTAGAAGTGGTAACTTTTATACCACCCTTCAAATAGGCGTATTTAGAACTTACTGATGTTGCAGAACCTTTCAAATAAGAAGATTTAGAACTTACACCAGTACTTTGTCCCTTTAAATATGCAGCTTTATTAGTTACACCTGTGTTCTTACCCTTTAAATATGCAGCTTTATTAGTAACTACCTTTATTCCACCACGAAGATAAGCACTTTTAAATGTTACAACATTAATAGAACCTTTAAGGTAACTACTTTTTGATGTAACAATACCTGTACCACCTTTTAAATAAGATGATTTACTAGCAGATACTTTTATTCCACCTTTAGTATAAGCACTTTTAGAACCTAAAGTGGTAGATAATCCTTTTAGATAAGCACTTTTATTTGTACTTGCAGAAGTTCCAGAAATTGGAGGTACATAAAGAGCTACATAAGTTACAGTTGGGTCAGCACTTGCAATAGCAGTTAGGTATGCGGATTTGCTACTAGAGACTGGTGTACCACCTTTTAGATAAGAAGATTTACTAGTAACAACCTTTATTTCACCCCTAAGATAAGCACTTTTACTGGTACTAGCGGGAAGAGCTAAAGAAACACCAGTAGCAAATTCTATCCAAGGACAGTAATCATTGGTATCAGTATCGTTGTTAACAAGGTCTGAACCAGAATTGTCACCAATACGTAGACTACCATTGTGATAATCAGAACCACTTTGAGCAGGGTCTCCAGATAAACCGATTTCAATTACAAGTCTGTCGTTTAATGCGACTGTTCTAGCTGTAGTAGCAACAGTCATAGTACGATTAGTAAGAGTGGTTATTGGTACTTCAAGAGTGTCTAATGTAATTGTTGTAGAGAAAAGGTCTTGAAATGCTGAGCCACTCCAAGAACGGATACTAATACTTATATATAGATTATTTGATGCATTAGTTTCTAAGGCACGAATAACAAAGGTGACGTTTTGTGCTGCAATTGTCTGTGCAATTAGGGGCTGAGATACATACTGACACAATAATACATCCTGAAGGGTTTTGTCAGCATCTCCCGTTCTGGATACTGTAGTCATGCTACTAGATTGCTTAACTGTGTAAGCAGGGTATCTAGCAGCCTGAGCCGTTACTTCCCAAGCTGTATTATAGGCTGGTGAAGCAGGGGCAGTACCCGTAGAAGGAAGATAAAATCTAGTAGCCATTATGTCACTGACATTATCGTTACGCGAATACGTAAATCATTGTAATTACTAATATTAGATATTTCCCCAGATGTTAATGCTTTATGAAATTCGACTACACTGGTTGTCATCGTTTGTGTATCAGAAGCAATTACAGTAGATGCACCTTGTCTAAGCTCACATTTCAGAGTTACAGTTTGAATTCCTGCTTTCTTATAAGCTCTCCATAATATTGTATGTGCTGTTGCAGAGGGTGTACTTGGTGGATTATCTAAACTAACCTCAAAATAATCATTAACTACAGCATGGTTATACCAAGCATAAGTAGAATCACTGTTATCCTCTAAAGATGGATATAATACAGAACCACTAGATTCATTTTTCCAAGACCCTACTGTAATATCACTATCGGGAAGAAGTATTTGAGCAGTACCTTCAATATAAACTGATTTATATGAAATCCCTGAAAATACAGTAGTTCCAAATGCTTGTATATCAATACAAATATAATTTGTTAACCAATTTTCAAATCCACCTGCAACTGTGCTAGAAAATATAGTCTGTGGTTGATTACCAATCCATATAATAGCCATTATCCCACCGTTAAATCTTTAAAATATGCATTGTTTGTGGTTGGATTAGATGTATCAGTATTATTACTTACCAATTCTACCATTACATACCAAGGACTTAAAGCAGGGGTAAAACTATCTGTAAGTGTATTCCAAGTTCCAGAACTACCTGTATCTGTTGTTGTTCTATCAGATTGCCCAGGTTGTTTTATAATCATTTGAGGGTAAGTTCCTGTATAGTTAGAATCTCTTTTACATTTGACACTAATTCCTGATGTAATAAGTGATTTAGGAATAAGAATTTGTTTACGCCCTGCGTCCTCAAAAGTTATAACAATAGCATCTGTTGTAGATATAGAAGAAGCTTGAATCATCCCCCAACTTTTTTTAGATTCTGTAGTTGGTCTAGCTAATCCATAAAAATCATTAGTAGCTGTACTTGTTCCAGTAATAGCTCTTACTGGAGAATCTATAGATAGTTCAAAAAAACGATATGGGAATTTAAATGTATTTACTAAAATAGGACTTTCAAATATAGGAGAATATATATTAGAATTTGCACCTGTATTTGTATTTGTTCTAGGCACACTTTCACCACAAATACAATTATAATTTTCATCAATATCATTTACACCAGTTGCATAAAAACAACTATAACCACCAGCGAAAATACAATTATATACAGATACTTGGTATCCACCTCCTGTAGCAGTGGATATATATATACCACCATCTGCTGACCAAAACATTCCATTTCCAATAAAAGTACAATTCTTAATCATTACTCCTGTTGAGCTACTAAGTACAACTTCATTTCTACATCCTCCAAGTAAACAATTTTCAATTAATATATTGGAAGCAACTGTATTATATATAGTAATTCCAGAATTTGAAGTACTACCATATAAAATACAATTTCTAATTATTATATTTGAAGAACCTCCTATATAAATTAGACTATTACTACCTCCTATACGGATATCACAATATTCAATAATCCAATTTGTTGGAGCATTTTGTAGTCCAATTTCTTGATATACAGCAAAGTCTAGAGTAAATCCTCTAAAAGTACGATAATTATTTGTTTGTCCATAAATACAATAATTTCTAGTTGATGTAGTATCATTATTACTACCAGTAATTCTTATTATTCCCCCAATACCATCTGTATTTTCTCCTGTAACATCTCCTATGTAAGTAATTCTTGCTACATCACTTGTTCCTGATACATCAACAGTTAATTGTTCTCTATAAACTCCAGGGCCTACATAAACAATATCACCAGCTACAACTGGAGTGTCTTCTACACCATCTAAAGTTAGTTTACGATTATCCCAAGAAAGACCATTATTACCATTATTACCTCCAGGGCCTACATAACGTACTGTCATTTAAGAACCTCCTGAACTTAAACTATCAAAATATACTGCATAACTACCTGAAGTAGCGGTGTTATTACTTACCAATTCTACAATAATATAAGGAGGATATGTGGCAGGGGTAAAACTATCTGTAAGTGTATTCCAAGTTCCAGAACTACCTGTATCTGTTGTTGTTCTATCAGATTGCCCAGGTTGTTTTATAATCATTTGAGGGTAAGTTCCTGTATAGTTAGAATCTCTATACACTTTAATACTTGTAACAGTAGTTATTGCAGAAGTACCTGTGATAATAAGTTGTTTTCTTCCTGCATCTTTAAATTTAAGACTATAATTTCCAGAATATTTTGTAGTTCCATCTTTTACTACATTATCATATTGAATTGCACCCCAAGATTTTTTACCTGAAGTAGTAGGACGAGTCATTCCATAGAAATCAGTAGTTGCTTCATTTGTACCAACTATAGCTTTCAATGGAGAATATTCTGATAATTCAACAAAGTTAGTGATACCATAACTAATACCAGGGTATAAAATAGAAGATTGAAATATGGGGGTATAATCATTATCATTTGCACCCGAAAATGCTCTTGTAGCAGTAATATCACTAGAATTATTATAATTTTCTGAAAGTTGATACGCATAATCAATATGTATATCTGTTCTACAAAGGGTAATAATTGAATTTGTTACTGTTAATTGTACATTTGAAGCTGTACCATTAACTATATAAAATCCATATGTACAAGAAACTATAGTACAATTTTTAGTATAATTACCTTCTTGCCAAACAACTCCTACTCCAACATTTCCACCAATTATTATACAATTTTCTACTAAATTATTACAAGCTGTCATTCTACTAGCACTACCAAACCAAGCAGCCCCAATGCCTTGAAAATAACAACGTCTGACAATACAATTTCTACTACTTATATAAAATCCATATGCATTAGCAAATCCCGTTTCATGGAATGAACAATCTTCAACAATTACATAATCACTAGTACTTGATGTTAATGTAAATGGATGATAAGAAGCAGTAATGGGAGCTGCTCCCATACTAAATCCTCTAAAAGTACGATAACTTCTACTATTACCTCCATCAGTAATACAATTATCTCTAGTATTTGTTATATCATCATCACTTGTAGTTATACGAACTGTACCTCCAATATGGTCTGTATTTTCTCCTGTAACATCCCCTATATAAGTAACTCTAGTGCTATCATTTGTTCCTGATACATCTAGAGTTAACATTTCTCTATATACACCTGCACCAACATAAACAATATCGCCTGCCACTACAGGAGTGTCTTCAACACCATTTAAAGTTAATTTTCTTGTATCCCAAGAAAGACCATTATTACCATTATTTCCACCTATACCTACATATCTTATTGTCATATTTCTTGTATCTCCTAAAGTTTTACCCCCACTACAGATAGCACATTAACTATCCGACATGGAGGTATAAATAAACCAGAGCACTATTTCTAGCGAGGTTAAGTATTTAATTGTAACTAAAAATTATTTAGCTGTCACGTAATGTAGTAGCAAATTTTGCTTCTGAAAGTGAACGTACTTCTGCATGGATATTATTATTATCATCTATCCATTGAATAAATACTTTATCCCCTACTACTGAACCACAACCTTGTTGTATAAATTCTTTTCCACTAATCATCATAGAATGTTTTTCATATCCTTGAAAGTATCCATCACATTGTTTAGCGGATAATGCATGTAGAGTTATTCCATTACGTTGTACACGTAAGCTAGTAATTTTTAAATTATTTTTATTTAATCTATCTATTAATTTTTGCCACGAAGTTTTTTCATCTGCAACTGGTGACTGTTCCCAAGCGTTTTCTCCGTTTGAGAGAGTTGCAGTCCATCCCTGAAATATTGTATTGTCCATTTTACATCCTTTGTGCTATAGTATCTGCTAGTGGATAAAATCCTGAGTCAAGAAGTAATTGTTTCCAAATATTACTATAATCATGGTGCATAGGAAAATTTTCTTGTTGGTCAAAAGTTGCATGGTAGAATAATTTTCCACCAGATATCATTACTTCTGCTAATTTAGTGAGTATTCTTTGCAAGTCCTCAGGCAATAGATGTTCAAATACATCTAACGCAAAGGCATACTCAATATTTTTTGTATCCGATGTTAGCCATTCATCACTCATAATAGTGATTGGATTAACATAAGTTTCTATACTATTTTTTGCTATATTATATCTATATTTTATAAATTCTTGTAACACTGGATTTACTTCAATTGCAGTTACATTGTTATGTTGTATTGCTAATTGTATTGCAAGTGTTCCAACACCAGCACCTAAATCAAGAACATTAGAATTTCTTATGCCCATATATTCTTTACGCATTTCAATATGATTGATAGTAGAATTCCATTTTAGTAGTTCTACCATATAAGGCAAAGCAGATTGTGGGTCACGATAGGCTTGACGTTCTTTTTCAGCAGTATCTATATTCAAGGTTTTCCAATATTCACCAAATTCATTTCCCAAACCATTTATAAAAAGTTTTTCTACTTTTTTATATGGTATCTTTAGAAAATCTGATGTCCATGTTACAGCATCTTTATCAGAATAACTACTGTATTGCATACCACGATATTCATACTTCATTCTGAATTGTGTTTGCCCCATAGCGGATAATTTATAGTGTCCACTAATGGTACTCAAATCACAATAAACTGGAATTTTATATTGAAATTTAGCTTTATCACAAAATGATAAATCTTCAGAAACCATCCCATCTTCATATTCAAACCAAGGCCCAGGTATAGTTTCAAGTACACTTCGATGAAGTAATATTCCACCTGTTCCAACGGCATCAACATATATTAATCCTTCTTCTTCCATACCATTGATTCCTACTGCTCCATCATACCTTGGTACTCCAGATTTTACTAAGAAATCATAAACTTCATCCCTGAGTGGTGCCCAAAGTTTATTTGGTCTACCCCACTTATCTTTACCATTCACAGCTCTGCGAAAAACTAAAGGGTCATGTGAGTCCCCACGATGAAAATATAGACAACCTACTATTGGTTTCTTGTGTTTGGCAAGGCGTTGTCCAATTGTAGGAACATGTTCCATATCTGAATCCACCATGAGCAGCCACTCAGGTTTATTTTTAAGACTCAAAAATCCATCGCAGATTCTATCTCTATTTCTGTCCACTCTATGCCCAGAAGCCTGATAAAATCCACACGCTAAACCATCTCTTTGCAAACTTTCTAGAATACTATCCCGATTGTCTGTAAACTCATTAAAATAAAATCTTTCTCTAGGTATCCCTAGATAGATTTTTCCATTCCCTTGTCCTATCTCCATGTTATAATCCTTTCAAGATTATGAATAAGTTAGAGCGACCCCAAAATCAAAGCTGGTTTTAGCACCCACTGATTCAGGTCTAGCTGTAACACCAATATAGAATGTATGGGATGTTGCAGTAGTTTGGTCAGATAATGCTAGTCTTTCACCAGTATTATCTCCACCAGTGTTGTTAGTGTCATCATTTATGATTGTCCAAGTAGACATGCCTGTTACACGTTCAACAGCATAAGCAACAACACCAACGGCTTCATTAGTAGTAACAGCACCATCAAAGCTATAGAATCTAGCTGCTGATGTAGCTACAGATGAAGCATCTGTAAATACTACACGCATAGTCATTTGAGTATCTGCTACATTGGTAGTATTAAGTGTAACTGTGCCACCACCTATATCAGTCTGTGTTAATGCAATAAATTTCATGTTTCTAGAGTGGTTAGTACCACATTGGTCTGTTCCAGGGTCTCCATTTCCAATGTGGGTTCCTGTATTATATTCACCTACCGTAATAGGTACAGTTAAATCTGTTGCACTCCCCGCAAAAACAAATGTATTGGTTGAAACATCTTTCCAACCAGGGGTATCTCTATAAGTTTCCCAAGTAAAAGTAGCCATTTATATTCTCCTAAATTGAATAAGTTATATAGAAATCATATGGAATAAAACATATATTCCAATATAAAGTAAGTTTTTCTAAGCTATAAGTCTCTATAAACATAATTATACACTATATAACCACATCAGGTAGGTTTTTATTACCTGTTTCATATAGCTCTGATAATAATATTTCATGTTTAGTATTACACCTTTCACAGTAAAGAATTATCTTATTCCTCTCTCCATGTGGGTACAATAACCAAAGGGTACTTAGTAATGTTCTACAGTCAGGACAAAAAATATATAACATTTTTTGTTCATAAAACTGAGATGCCTTTTTAGATAACTCTTCCCATCTTTGGACTATGCTTATATCTTTACTTTTGTTTCTAATTTTTTTTGTTAGTTGTAAATCTGTAGAAATGGTGGATATGTCGGAACGTAATTGTGATAATATCTTATTAAACTTCTCTAGAGCTAAGATGTTTGTGTCTGTAAGGTTGTTTCTTCGTTTATAAACCTCTTTTTCGATGTCATCTAATTGCAACATAGCTAAAATTAGTGACTCTAGTTGTGTCATATCATTAGCCTTCATATCACTGAAGTCATAATCTTTCTCCAGTTCTGCTAATTTTTCTTGGGTTCTAGCTTTTAGTTCTGCAAGGATTTCTTCATCATCCTCAGTATTTTCTCCATATTCTTCATTCCAAAACTCGTCAAATTCTTCATCTGACATTTTTTGATTTTGTTTTAAATTTCTGGCTCTCTTTTTGCTAGGTATATAAAATCTTCTATTTCCCATTATAAGTCACAACTACTCCAACCACATGTATAACATGTTTTACATCTACCATTTCTAACTATTTCAGTTCCACATTCGGGACACGACTCGGCAGTAATTTCTGCTGGTACCTGTATATCAGTAGTTAACTGTACAGGTTTTTCTGGAATTTCATAATAATTTTCATGTAAATCCATACTTTTCTCCTATAATTGTATCATATACTATAAATTATTGTTTATTCTGGTGGTGCACTTCTAAAGTATTTAAATAAAGTTCTGGATAATCTTTCAGATAATAAACTTCTATCCCCCGTAGCTATAAAGTTTACTAATCTATTCAAGTCTTCTCGTAGAATAGGAACGAAAACAACATCATGGTTGTTTTCGCAATCTCTGGCTTTTTTCTCAGCAGCATACAACTTTCCACAGTAATAACATCGTAGTTTATTCTTCATTTTTATGCATCTTCTCCCACCAATAACCATCAGGCATACGTTTTCTAACTACATAGCCCATCCATCCTGACTGATGCCATTCCCATTTTCCAGTTCCTACTAGAAAATTAGCTGCTTCAAAGTTTAAATATCCTACCATACCATCTATATTTATCCATTTGTTACTAGATGCAATCGCGTCTTCTTCACTCATCTTCTACTCCTAGCCCCAGTCCACTTGACATCTCCCCCTTGACAAGAACATTGAAATAGTGTATAATATCTTCTACAGTAGAAAGCTCAAGCTGTAGATATAATTTAGTTTGTTCATCATGAATAATTTTAAGCATATCAACAAGGTGTTGTCTTTTGTTCAACAGATATTTTTCAAATTTTCCCATATGTTTCTCCTTAATAACTATACTAATTATATCATATTTCTGTGAGGATGTCAAGAGGATTTAAGGATGAAATACAGGAAATTCAGAAACTCTCATCTTCTTCTAATCAAATACTCACCAAATACCATTGACAGTTTCTTAGTTTAATGATATAATAGAGAAGCCAGCCGACTGAAAGGAGAACTTAACAGGACTTAACAACTATGAGAACAACAGATTTCAAGGAACTGATAACCTATACACAAAGTAAAGATACAACTGAAGTGGGGTTAGATACTGAAACTAGTGGTCTAAATGTATTCTCAGATAGATTACTACTGTTACAATTAGCTATGAGAGATAAAGTATTTACCATAAATGTAGGAACAGATGATGAACGGATGGTAAAGTATATTCTCAATTTAATCAAGGATAGAAATCTATTAGTCATTGGTCATAACCTGAAGTTTGATATGAAGTTCATCTATCATAACTATGGGGTTATTTTCACTAATGTATTTGATACTATGTTAGCTGAAATTCTATCCTATATTGGAGTGGGTTCCATCTATGTTTCTTTACAGACATTAGCTAAGAAATATCTAAGCATAGCATTAGATAAAGATATTCGTGAAACCTTTATTAACAAGATGGATTATGAATTTACGGATGAGCAGATTGAATATGCGGAAAAAGATGCTAAGATATTACTTCAATTGCATTCTAAAATGCAAGAATTATTGCATAAAAGAGGGCAAGATATTCCTTGGGAATTAGAGATGCAACTAGAACCTGTAATTACTCTAATGGAATATACTGGAATATCTTTAGATATACATAAATGGAATGATGCAACTAACCTAGCCAAGTTGAATGTAGATAATGCTAAAGCTGATATGATGATGCTACTTGAGAAGAATTTTGATAAGTATGCTGGAAAATATAATTGTGCTTATGATGTACTTGTTAATATACATTACCCTGTAAAAACTGCATTTCTAAAGGCTGAGAAGGAAAGATTAAAGTCTATTATTACTAAGGATGAAATCAAGTCTGAAGTTATCCCTTTGATTAATTTTGGTAGTTATAAGCAAGCTGGATATGTATTGAATAGATTAGGTGTACCTGTAAAGACCACCAATGCTAAGGAAATGATTGCTTATAAAGATAGTCATGATATTATAAAATATCTATTAGACTTTAGAGAATCTGTTAAGAGAGTAACATCCTTTGGAGATGAATTTCTTAAGCATGTTCGGCCTGAAACTGGTGCTATACATACACAATTCAACCAATTGGGTACAGCTACAGGTAGATTTAGTTCTGAAAATCCCAACCTACAAAATATTGTAGCAGATGAATCTTATCGTTCTCCCTTTGTGGCTAGACCTGGATATCTATTAGCTACTGCTGACTATTCTAACATTGAATTGAGGATTATGGGGGAAGCTAGTAGAGAACCCAAGTTTGTAGATGCTTTCAAGAATGGGCAGGATTTACATAAGGTTACTGCTACCATTATCTATCAAGTATCTTATGATGAAGTCACTAAGACACAAAGAGCAGTTGGTAAACATTTAAATTTTGCTGTGTTGTATGGAACATCTGCTCAGGGTATGGTATTCAATTTCAGGATGCCTTTAGAAGAAGCTAAGATATACTTAACCAGATTTTTTGAACAGTATAATGTTCTCAAGTCGTTTATTAATAGATTTGGTGCTATCTGTTTGAAGAAGGGCTACAGTATTACACTAGGTAAAAGAAAAAGATTTCTATCTTTTATGATTGACCCTAAAAGTCAAGACCAGTATAAGGAATTGAATAGAGCTAGAAGGCAAGCTGTAAATCATCTACCACAAGGTACATCTGCTGATATGATTAAGAAAGCATTAGTGTATTTGTACTATGAAAATCCATTTGGGTATGAAAATCTAAGACCATTGATAACTGTACATGATGAGATTGTGGTAGAGTTTAAGGAAGAAATAAAAGATAAAGCATTAGAGTTTATTAATTATTGCCTAAAGAAATCTGGAGAGGATTATCTAAAGATAGTACCAGAAGCACACGAAGTAACAATTGATACACACTGGAGTAAATAAATGACAACCAAAAAGAGTAAAGATTTATTACAAGAATTACAAGATAAGTATGGGGATGATATACTAATTCGAGAGTACCCACAAGGACACCCTGTTATACCTACTGGGTCATTAGCTATTGATGTTTCTACAGGAGTAGGTGGTATACCTGTAGGAAGATATACTGAGGTATATGGGCCTGAGGCTGGAGGAAAGACTACACTTTGTTTGACAATCTGTAAAAATGCATTGGCATTGGGTTTACCTGTGCTATATGTAGATGTAGAGAATAGTGTTGATTTCCCTTATGCTAAATCGGTTATAGGAGATTTATATGACCCCAAGAATATATTGATTGTTCAACCTGTTACTGCTGAAGATGCATTTGATATTGCAGAGACAGGTATAGATAACAATTATAGATGTATCATCTTTGATTCGGTAGCTTCAATTGCACCTGAGGAAGAGATGGATAAAGACTATGGTAAACAATCTATTGGGCTTAGTCCAAGATTAACCAACCAATTCTTAAAGAAAACCAAAGCTAAGATACGTGAGAAAGAAGTTGTGTTTGTTATTACTAATCAAATTAGGGCTAATATTGGAGCATATGTAGGGGGGTATACTACTCCTGCTGGTTACGCTTTGAAACATTATACTTCATTGAGGATATACTTATCAAAAGGACAGTCTATTGAAGAGGGTGAAAAAGTTGTAGGAAATTTTATTAATTTTGTTATAAAGAAAAACAAATTGGGTATACCTTATAGACAGGCTGAAACTAATATTATATATGGCAAAGGAATAGACTATTATATGGATGTATTGAAATTCAGCACACTTTTAGGAGTCACCAAGAGCAGAGGCCCTTACTTTGCTTTTGAAGAGACTACTTTGGGTCAAGGTAGAACTAAGTCAATCGAATTCTTAGCACAAAATCCAGAAGTACTTGACAAAATAACAGAAGTATGTTATAATGTAGTTGGAGTTCAATACCCACCTGTGAGAGTGGAAAGGAAGGAAGTTGATGAACGGGATAATCAAGACGGATAGACGTTATACACTAGGAGAATATAAATATGCAACCTTAGAAGATATAATTGGGGATGTACCAGGTACTCTTATGCTTAATCCTGAGTTTACATCTTCCGTAAGATATTTACAGTTAGTAGGATTTGAAATAGCTTACCGTAAATATATAAAGCTGGCATCCACTGTTCCCCCTAATATGGACTTGGATAAAGCATTGGAACAACTTGAAAAAATAAGAGAAGAAGAGTTGAAAAAACTAAAAATTATAATGAACGGGGTAGCAATTGCTGAGGCTTCCTCACAACCACTCCCACTAAAGAAAGCGAGAAAACAAAATGACTGACGAATTATTTGCTGATATACCTGTATATGATGACACCAAAGGTGATTTTAAGAAAGTAAAATTTACAAAAATTATCTCTGGTTATCCTGTTAAAATTAGAGTATTAAACAAAGGTGCTTATAGAGTAGCTAAACATTACTTACCTAAGCAAAGAATTAGTATTGTATGTCTTGAAGAAAATTGTCCAATCTGTGCCAATAATAGAAAATTAGCATTAGCAAATCCAGGTGTAACATATAGTGATATCCCTGGAATCATAAACAAACAAAATAGGTTCTTAGTAAATGTATTGAATAGAACAAAAGTTAAAACTACTCCAACTGAGCATGTTGTCTATGCAGGGTCAGATGGTAAATTCCCCAATCAACATCCTGAAACTGGTGAAGATTTAACTGGTATCAAAGCAACTCCTCAAAATACAATTGAAGTATTGGAAAGAGGCTCTACTCTATTCAGCCAACTGAACGGTATCTATGATACTGTTAGGGATGAAGAAGGCAATAGAATTGGTCTAACAAACTTTGATATTATTCTTACTGCATCAGGTAAGGGAAGACAAATGACACTTAGTGCAGTAGCTCAACCTCAATTCAATGATGTAATTGAATTGAATAGTGAAGACCTGTATGATTTAGAAAAAGTCCCCATGAAGTTATCTGAGGATGAGTTAATCAAAGTCTTGAATGGTGTAGCTCTACAAGATATTTTTGAGGCAAGAAAATCAACCACCAAAGAAGATAGTGAGTTAGAAGATATTGCCAGTAGTGTATCAAGAGATGTAGAAGATACCGTTGAAGATTTGTTTGAAGGTATGGATATATAATTAAAAACTTGGAGTGGGAGCGTGATAGGCGTAACCCGAGGTCTAAGACCAGAGGAAGTAAGAAACTGGAGAATCTCCATACCCCACTCCACTAAATAAAAGGATAAAGAAAATGGAAGAAGAACACGCATATTTAACTTGTATATATTCAAACGGAATGGGTGATATTTCAGAAGTTACTTATAGATGTAAGAAAGGATTACTTACTGCCGATGAAGTTTTACAAGCTATGTTAGAGGCTATGGCAGGATTTAGTTTTATGCAAAAGAGTATTTATGATGCTGTATTAACTCAAGCCGCAGATATAGAACTGTATTTGAAATCTAAAAATGATTAATAACGAAGAAGTTGATGAGGCTCTATTATCTTTACTACTAAAGAATGGAATATTAATCTATTCTATTACAGATAAGATTATACCTCCCATGCTGATAGGGGAAAGTAATCAGATTATTTTGAGAACAATGCTTAAGTTAGCTAAGAGAGGAATAGAGCCTTCCAAACTTCTAGTGAAAAATGAATTAATAAAAGAAGGTAACTATCTAGCTATTGGTGGGGAAGAATACATTAATGAATTAATGATGAAAGAGTCTGATGAGAACCACCTATTTGAGTATGTGAATTCAATTTCAGATAGTTATAAATCTAGAGAATTAATAAAGTTAGGAAGTAAAATTGGAAAACTTGTTGAGAAGAATGACCCATCTGTAGTAATCTCAAGGACATCTAAATTCTTAGATAACCTATCTATTATAGGTTCTCATGAAGAAGTAGTGTATATAGGGGATATAGTTGATACCACCATAAACCAAATCAGAGAGAGAACAAAGAACCCAGGTGTTCAAGGGATTACTACAGGTTTTCCTACTATTGATAGAACTACTACAGGATACTGTGCTGGAGAGTTGTGGTATATTGGTGCTAGACCTTCAATGGGTAAGACCACCTTCTTACATCGTAGTTTGTTAGAGATTGCTAAACGTGGAACACCTGTTCTATTAGTAAATAGAGAAATGTATTTGAATAATGTAACTGAGAGACTTTTAGCTGTAATGAGTAGAGTACCATTTTTTAATATCAGAAGTGGTTTCTTAGCTGATGGAGAAATGCCTAGACTCGAAGTATGTAGTAAATATTTACAGGAGTTACCTATATACATAGATAACAACTGGACAGGGGATGAAAATTATTTACTATCTACTATAAGAAAATATAATCAGCTAAAGAAAATAAGGATTGTGGGTATAGATTACATTCAACTTCTTGTTCCACGTTCTGATGAAAGTTTACAAGAATTGGGTAGATTATCAAGAAGCTTAAAGTTATTGTCTGGTGAGTTGGGGATAACTACTATTGTTCTATCTCAACTCAATAGAAAATTAGAAGAAAGACCAGATAAAAGGCCTCAGATGTATGACTTGAGGCAGGCTGGTTATCTAGAAGAAGATGGAGATTATATGGTAGGGTTATATAGAGATGAATTCTATCGTGCTAATTCTCCTGACGCGGGTAAGGTAGAATTTATAGTTAGAAAGGCGAGAAATAGTACTCCAGAAACATATACGTTGAACTTTGATGGTGCTACGGTTACAATCTATGATGATGAGAACCCGCCTTTAGAATGGAAAGATAAAGAAAATGCCATATAAAAATGCAGAAGATAGAAGAAGACATGAAAGAGGACTTAGTGCAGAACGTAAAGCTGCACTTGCAGAATATAAAAGAGAATATAGAAAAACTCATAAAGAAAAAATTAGTAAACAAAGAAGAGATTATAGAAAAAATAATCCTGGCTATGAAAAAGATAGATTATTAAGATATTTTTATGGTATTAGTAAAGAACAATATAATGAGTTGTTTATAATACAAAAAGGATGTTGTTCTATTTGTGGTAGACATCAAAGTGAATTTAAAAAATCATTATTTGTTGACCATGACCATGAAACGGGTAAAGTAAGAGGATTACTTTGTTATAGTTGTAATACAATATTAGGAATGGCACATGATAATATTGATTTACTAAAAAATACCATTGATTATTTAGAGAGATATAACAATTATGTCAGAAAATAAAAATAAGGATAAGGGTAGTAGATGGGAGAGAGATGCGGTTCTGTTGCTCAATCAACAGTTTCCGTCTACTTGGAGAAGGAATCCTGGTTCGGGAGCGTTGGGAACCATTTTGGATATGCCAATTCTCAAAGGAGATTTAGTAGGAGACTACGAATTTCTGCCTACAACTTTTGTAGCAGAGGCTAAGGTAGGATATGGTGGTACACAAATGCAGGTACGTAAAGAATGGTTTGATAAGATAAAGATGGAAGCTGACCAAAACTTTGCTCTGCCTGTAGTGTTACTAAAATTTGAAAAATCAAAAACAGGAGTTAGACATGTCATAGCTATGGACTTTGAGACATGGGATAAACTAATGGAATTTGTAGAAAATATGCATGAGGAGTTATTAGGATTATATGAAAAACAACAAGGAGGAATTGAATAAATTTAAAGTGGTATTTCTTTCCAAAGCAGATGAGTTATTGGAAAAGTATCCTGAGAAGTCTTTTACCAGTTGGGAGATAATTTCTAAAGTGTTATCAGAATCATCTGGATATGATGTGCATTATCTAACACTGAAGGCTGACTTAGATGTAATCAAATTGATTGCAGAAGGACTCTCTGCGTCAAGTATATCTAATAGATTATCAGTATCATCTTTATATGTGTATTCAGTGGCTAAGACTTGGGGAATGTCTATATTAGATTCTACCCTTGATTTTAATCCATTACTAATATATAAAGATGGGATGTCACCAGAAGAATTAGGAGCGTATATCAATGAGATATTACCAACACCTATTACAACAACAGGTGAGAAAGCTATTGTAAATAATATAGAAAAGTACTATAGCTTTATAGAATTTTTAGAGGAGTATGATAATGAAAAAGATTGAGTTACCCGATTTTGATGATATGATTAAATTAGCATCTGAGATTGGAAATAAGAAAACTAAGATTATGTTAAGTGAAGCTAATTTAGATTTAGTACAAGCAGAGATTACAGATATAGTTACCAAGGATAAGAAGTATTGGGTAGGAGATAAACCACCCAGTAATGCACATATTATAAGTACTTATCATATATTGGGCATAAGTGATTCTACTAAAGGAACACTCGCTGTACTTAAGACTGAGATAGCTGTTCTTACTGGTGATTTGAGAGCTGATGAGTTGTTGTTCAGGGTTAATGAAGAAATGATAGATGTATGGAGAACTCAAAGTGCCAGTGAGCGTAAAGCATACCTTGATTCTTGACAAAACTAGAGTTATGTGGTATAATAGAGAACAGTAAAGGAGCATGTTTGCATGAGTTGGGTAATCGAGGAATACATACGGCAGATGCCATTCATATTAGAGAATGGTAACATTGATGCAGATGATTACAACGACTGTCTCCTTATTCAAAAATGTATAGATGACTTACAGAAGTCAGACTTGCTTTCTGAATTAGAGAAGGATGTTTTATCTGCTGTATACACTGGATTTAATTATGCTGAGATTTCTAAACTCTTGAACATAAATAGGCAAACTGTGTCAATGGCATTTGATAAAGTTACCGATAGGATAGCTTATATTTTAGGAGGTGAATTTTCTGATGCTTCCTTTTTGGATAGAGTACAATCCCTGAATAGTAATATACGAGCTAAAGATGTGCAAGAGATATTCAAGAAAAAGGGAATAATAAAAAATGAGTGAACAAAGATGTATACATAGACACACCATAAGAACTCATCCGAATTGCTTTAGAAAAGGTTTAATAAAATATGATTGGTGGTCTGATAAAAAGATAGCTTATCTGGATATAGAAACAAGTGATTTGAAAGCAAATTTTGGAATAGTATTAACATGGTGTGTGAAGTTTAAAGATGATAAACATATTTATTCAGAAGTTATAACACAGAAAGATATAAGTAGTGGTACGTTTGATAAAAGAATAGTGAAAGAGTTACTAGATTTATTAGAAAGTGTAGATATTGTAGTTACTTACTATGGAACAGGTTTTGATATACCATTCTTACGAACACGTTCAGAAAGATGGAGATTACCTTTTCCAAAATTTGGTCAGATATATCATTGGGATTTGTATTTCAAGGCAAAGAGATTATTTTCTCTACATAGAAAATCTCTAGGAGTTGTAACTGAATTCTTAGGGATAGATGGTAAGAATAACCTAGACCCCGCAGTATGGTTTCTAGCACAATATGGAGATAAGAAAGCACTAAAAGAAGTCTTATCTCACAATGAAGAAGATGTAATCATATTAGAAAAGTTACACAATAGAATTGAGGAGTACACAAAATGGGACAAAAGAAGTCTGTAGAAAAAGTTGATGAAACCATGATAGATAAATATGGTGCTATGTTAAGAGATATACAATCACATTATATGCAATTGACTATTCATACTGCTAAAGAGCCTGATAATATGTGGAAAGCTAATGGTACTATGCAAGTAGGTTCTTCAGCAGATGGAAAGCATTGGGGAGAAGTTGCTATGAATGTAAAAGGCTATGATATTAATTCTGATTCTGCTTTGGCTACTGTTATGATAGCCCTTAATAACTATATTAATTCTCCTGAATTTGTAATTGAGATGGGGACAAGAATGGAACAATCCTTAGGAGAAGAAGAAAATTTTCCTGCGATTTTAGTACCAGGAACTAATGAATAAAGATACTATTTCTATTACGGCATTACCAGGAACAGATACTCTGGTAATAAGAAAGAACAGAGATTCTAGAGTGTTCATACTTACCGATGATTCTATAATCATCGGTAAGGATACTTTAGTAGTATTATTGAACTACATGATGAAAAATAATTTAGTAAACCCTAAAATTATAGAGGGTTTATTAGAAGAAGTACATACGGAGTGAAAAAAATGAATAAAGAAGTAGGCAAGACCTTTTATTATTTACTAGATGAGAAACAACTTTTACATGTTTGTTCGGATGGTATGACCGCTTGTGGAATTGATGCCAAAGCATTTGTTCAAGTGTCAGATGCTAGGTTAAACAAGTATCCTATATGTGAACTTTGTAAACCTCCAGAAGAAGTAGCTAAGGTTAAGAAAGCTGTCTTTGAAACTAAAGCAGAGATAATTGAAGTAGAATCTGTAACAGGAATAATTATATAATGAACTATAAAATAATAGATGATACAAGAGTAATATTATTTTATAAACAGTGTACAGATAATAAATTTAAATCTTTAATAGGATTAAAATTTCCTATATTTGGGAAGAACAGAGGTAAGATGCTTGTTCCACAAGGATTATGGGGTAAAATAGCCCCTATTTATTTGATGAATGGTGGTAATCTGTTGCCAAAAGGTCAAAAGATAACTGCTAAACCCTTGACAAAATCCTAAGTTGTGGTATAATATAGTAATAAGTGGGTGTGTAGCTCAACAGTCAGAGCAGACGGCTGTTAACCGTAAGGTTGGAGGTGCAATCCCTTCCTCACCCGCCTGTAGGTTGGTAAGCTAATGGTAAACTGGGTGTCTCCAAAACATTTATTGAGCGTTCAAGTCGCTCCCGACCTGCCTGAAGGAGAAATAAAACATGGAAGAAAAAGCTGGAAACGTACATGCAATTAGAAACTTTATGATTAAAACTGTCAAGAAATATATTGAGGATATGGACTTGATGAAAGCTGTAGTTGTACAAAATAAAGATGCCTTTGAAGCCAATAAAGATATCCTTATACAATTTGATAAAGTAAAGAAAGAGCTAAAAGCTGTATTAGATTACAACTTCTATGATGTTGAAATAGAAGCTGTTGATAGTACTAAAGAATAAAATAGTGTACCCGTAGCCTAACTGGTAAGGCACTTGACTGTGAATCAAGATAAATACAGGTTCAAATCCTGTCGGGCACTCTATAGACAAGGCTTTATAGCAGATATAAGATGTAGAGGACAATCAGACCTTATCCTTGTCTTTATTGGAGGCATAGTTTAAAGGAAGAATGGCACTTTGTCGAAGTGTTGGTGCGATTTCGAGATTCGCTGTCTCCGCCTAGTGGGTCACTGCTCTATCACTGAGAGACTGTATGTTTTCATAGGGTAATTTACTGCGTAGAAAACAAACGTTTGGGGCTGTACGGGTTCGCCGTGTGGTGTATATTATTACTACTATTACTGGATACGCGGGGTTCGACTCCCCGCCAGCTCCACCTAAGAATGTGAGGTTACATAATGCCATATAAAGATATACAAAAACAAAAAGAATTTCAACGTCTATGGAGAAGAGAACAGATTGTTAAACGTAGACAGACTGTGATTGATTTGTTAGGTGGAAAATGTATAGATTGTGGAAACTCTGATGTAAGAGTTTTACAAATAGACCATAAGATACCTGTTTTACGTACTCGTAAAGATAGTAATTATGGTAGTCTTGATAGTGGTGCTAGACTTACAGATAGAATAATTATTGGTAAAGAAGATTTAGATAAATTTGAGTTACGTTGTGCTAATTGTCATCAAAAACAACTAAAGAATTATATTTTATAATGGAAGATAGTAGGAAATAGTTCCTAACTAGTCTTGAAAACTAGACCATCCGAAAGGGTGACTGTGCAATTCAGTTATCTTCCTCTTATTGGCATGTGGTGTAATCGGTAGCACAAGTGACTTTGAATCACTTAGTATTAGTCCGAGTCTAGTCGTGCCAGCCTCTGCCTCTTAAGCATTGATAGCGATGTGTCACCCTTGTAACGTGAAAAACTCAGCGCAAATCTGAGAAGAGGCTCTAAGGAGAATCAAATGATACCAAACCCTGGTAGTAAAGAAGCACAAGATTTAGGTTGTACTTGCCCAGTATTGGATAATGAGTATGGTAAAGGTGCATACATTGATAAAAATGGTAAGCCTGAATTTTGGATAACTTCTGATTGCCCTCTACATGGTTTGGAGGTTGATGATACTTCTAACTAAACTTTCCAATCTGCCTAGAAATACTTCGTTTAGAACGGTAACTAGCAAAATCCCTATTGATACGGCTGATTATGTTTATTACCACAAATCTCTAATGTTCTATTCATGTTATTTTAATGTACCTGTGGTAGAATCTAAGAAGAATAAAAAGAAATAAATGCTCTTGTAGGAGAATTGGCATATCCGCATTACTTAAGATAATGTGTTTGGTGGTTCGACTCCACTCAGGAGCACCTTGCTGGTATAACAGAATTGGCATATGTGTCTATCTCAAACATAGAATTTTACTGGTTCGACTCCAGTTACCAGCACATGCTCTTGTAGCAGAATTGGCATATGCAATTGGTTTAGACCCAATATTCTGGAGGTTCGACTCCTCTCAAGAGCACCTATGTCTCCATAGCTCAATGGAATAGAGCAATAGCCTTCTAAGCTAAAGGTTGCGAGTCCGACTCTCGCTGGAGACTCTGCGGAATGTTGTAGTCTGGTAGCATCCGTGCGTTGGAAGCATGTGGCGTGAGTTCAAATCTCACTTCTGCAACCTTACAGAGATACTAAAAAGACTTGGTGGTTGGGTGGAGTATCTCCTAGTGCACTAGATAAACCGCACCCAGGACTTGTCGTATAGTTGGTGAGTACACTTCCCCTACAAGAAAGAAGTCGCAAGTTCGAGCCTTGCCAAGTCCACCTAAAGGAGAAACATATGGAAGAAGAATTATTTATTATAATTTATGAAAGACCTTGTGTAATGGGATGTAGTGATAAAGAAATCAGACTATGTAGAACTTATAATAGACATGATGCTGAAACTATAGCTAAAGAACATGGAAAGAAATTCTTTAAAGGTTGGTCAATCTTATTAAACAATGTGGTATGGAATGATGATAATACAGCATTTGTATATTTCAGTATGGATTAGTGAGGAATAGGCAACCAGAAAGCCATCGTCCTGATACGGCGACACATGGGAGTGCAACTCTCTCTTCCTCAACTGCGGAGACAATATGAATAAATATATTTATGTAAAAGAAACTCTTGCAAAAAGAAAAGAATGGATAGAATTGTTGAGAATGAAATACGACATAGCAGAATAGACCAGTGGCCTACGTCATGAGCCTCATAAACTCACATCCTGGGTTCGAATCCCAGTTCTGCTACCTAATCAATCTGGTATAATCTTGGGCAACGCGTCACTAAGACGTAAGTGTAGGGCGGTGGGTCAGACAACCCCCTCACTCTCCGAACTGGTATAAATCGAGAGAGGAAGTGCATTACACAATTGAGCGACCTGAATACCAGATTGATTCATCTCTTGACAGAACCTTAACAATATGATATAATATATAAACTGAGGGAATGACACTTGGAATGTCTACATGCTTATAACGTGTTTCGTGGGAGTTCGACTCTCTCTCCCTCAACTTTGGGAATGTAATCTAGAGACAGGATATGTGGCTCTCGACCACATCACAGGAGTTTGAATCTCCTCATTCCCACCTGAAAGGAAAATATATGAAAAAAATGTTAATTTTTATTGCAGCCATGTTTGGAGTTATAGGAATATTACTTATAACTGTATCATCTGCCCTAGCATGGGATGGGCGTGTGTATTGGGATGGGCAAGGATATACAGAACCCTGCCAGTATGGAACACATTGGGTTTTATCTGGTAATAGTTTAAATATAACTGGTGCTAGTTTAACTGTTGGTTCTTGGAACGGTGCTATGCATCAAAGTGGTGGAGGTTCTTGGTCAGCAGATAGTGAAGGTTATGTAAATAATAATACCAGTGTTTATGCTGATTACATTGGTGATTTGGGAGAAGGGTTTTTGAAGTTAAGTCATTGTATTGATGGTACTCCTACAGATACACCATTTCCTACTTCAACATCTACAGATGTTTATACAGAAACACCTACTAATACTCCGACAAAAACACCTACTGTTATTACACCAACTAGTACATTAACAAATACACCAATGAATACCCCCACAAGGACGGCTACGTATGTTACAAATACACCTACTATCACATCTACAGGAACTCAATCAACGAGTACGGCAACAGCAACAAGAACTCAAACACCAACTCAGACTAGCACACCAGTTACAACGGAAACTTCGACTCCAACAAATACGGTTGACCCTACTGAGACTTCGACTGTGGTTCCGACAGTTACACCAATAAATACTTTAACAGCTACACCTAAGCCCCCATCTCCAGCTTATGTAATTGATGAGGTGGATTTTACAGGTGATTACTTAGGTACAGCAGTTATAGATGGTGTTCATTTCATACTTTATAGTGGCATGTCAGATGCTAATGGAACATTATTATTACCATCTACTACTTATGGAGCATCTGTTTATCAAAATACTATGTGGGTTCATAGACTTTGGAAAACTGGTTGGCTTCATATTGAAGTTGGAGATACAGTAATTATAAATAATTATACTTTTGTTGTAGTAAGAAGAGTTTTCTTACCTTATGGAGTATATCCAGATGGTAATGAGTATAAGATTGCTACTTGTTACTCTGATGCTAATGGTTGGGCTGGAGTAGAAGTATATTATTTGAAATAAGTAATATGGAAGTGATGGTAGGGCAGGACTACCGCCTGTCTGTAGAACAGGTGCCTCGGCTTTGCTGGTGCAAATCCAACCACTTCCACCTTGGGGATGTCGTATATCGGCAGTACTCGTGGCTTTCGACCACAGAAGACGGGTTCGACTCCTGTCATCCCCACTACGCCACTTTTGCATAGGTAGTTATTGTGCGTCTGTCTGAAGAACAGAAGGCCTTGGTGCAATTCCAAGAGGTGGTACAGGAGTTATATATGTCACATGCTACAGTTATATTAACATTTATATTAATTATATGGGTATGTATAATATATAGAAATAATAAAAATGACAAGGAATAGTGACAGAGTAGTAATGTGCCTGTTTGCTAAACAGTAGCCACCCTGCAGGGTGCGTAGGTGCAATCCCTACCTGTTCCTCTTAAGGAGAAACAAAAGGATGAAAATACTAGCAGTTGATGTAGATGGTGTAATTGCTGCCAATCATGTAGAATGGTTAAGACGTTATAATAAAGATTATAATGACACTATGACTAAAGATGATTGGACAACTTGGGATATTCATATGCTGGTAAAACCAGTGTGTGGAATAAAAATATATGAATATCTAAAAGACCCAACTCTTTATGAAAATATTAAACCAATTCCAGATGCTCTAGAAACTATAAAAAAATTATCTAAAAAATATAGAATTATATATGTAACTACAACCCCTATAGAAGTCTCAGGTGTCAAATATAACTGGTTAAAGAAATATAATTTTATTACTAGAATACAAGATTATGTAGAATGCTCAGACAAGTCATTGATTAGAGCAGAGTATTTAATAGATGATAATATTGATAATGTTAGAACATTTGGTGGAGTAGGATATATCTTTACACAACCCTGGAATGTAAATTGGTATTGGCCTTTTAGAATAAATAATTGGCAGGAAGTTGGATTATGAAAGTAACAAAAGGTTATGATTTTGATGATTTACTATTAGTTCCAAGACCATCTACTGTAAATAGTAGAGATATTGTTTGTTTAGGAACTAGACTTGGTTCTAATCTAAAGCTATCTATACCATTTATAGCATCACCAATGAAAGGAATTATCTCACCCGAATTAATGATTGGAATATCTAAAATGGGTGGGATAGGAATTTTGCATAGATTTTTTAATAATGATGACCATAAAGAAAATTTAAAACAAGCTAAGAAAATTATATTAGAAATTATGCCTGAGTGTAGAAATTATGGTGTATCAATAGGATTAGATGATATGGATGGCTTGGGCATTCTAGAATATAATCCTTCAATTATATGTATAGACGTAGCTAATGGTAATCTTGAATCAGTAAGTAAATGGGTAAAGACTGTAAAATTTATTATAAAACATAATCAATTTAGGACTTTACTTATGGTAGGAAATGTAGCTACATATGATTCTGCAAAAATTCTTGCAAATGCTGGTGCAGATATGATTAGAGTGGGCATAGGGAATGGTACTTTATGTACAACTAGAAATGTTACTGGTGTAGGTGTTCCACAACTAACTGCTATTGATAATTGCAAAGATGTAGATGCTATTATAGTATGTGATGGTGGTATTAGAAATTCAGGAGATGCTGTCAAGGCATTAGCTATGGGTGCAGATGTTCTTATGATGGGAACACCTTTTGCTAGAACATATGAATCTGCAAACAATGGTATAATATATGGACAAGCATCTAGAAAATTACAAGAAGAATATTATCATTCCGTAAAATCTGTAGAAGGTTTGGAGAAAGAAGTAGTAAAAGATATTTTGTTAGCAGATTTAATATCAGAATATATTTGGGGCATGAGAAGTGCTTTTACATATCTCAATGCTGGTAATATAAAAGAATTGCAGAAGAACGCTGCTTGGGTAGAAACAGGCACAGGTAGCGTCAAAAAATTGGCTTAGATATTAAATGGTAAGGAATAAGAATGACAATCTATTTTACAGCGGATATGCACTTAGGACATAAGAATATAATCAGGTTTTCTAATAGACCATTCAAGTCAATAGATGAAATGGATGGAAAACTCATTAATTATTTTAATTCAAAAGTAAAGCCAGAAGATACTGTTTATGATTTAGGAGATTTTTCTTTTGTTAATCCAAATAAATATTTGAATAGACTCAACGGAAATATTATCCGTATCAAGGGTAGTCATGACCATGATATAAAAGAACCACGAATGCTTGTGATTAAGCCTGATGGTTTATTAGATGAATATGGTAATCAAATATCTATTACTCTATGTCATTATGCCATGCGTTCCTGGGAACTTTCTCATTATGCTAGTTGGCATTTATATGGTCATCATCACGGAATGCTTGTTCCATATGGATTATCATTTGATGTTGGAGTTGATTGCTGGAATTTCTATCCTTTATCTTTAGAAGAAGTAAAGAAAAAAATGGCAACATTAAAACCAATTGTTGATTTTAGGCTTGCATCCCAAACGGTAAGGGAGCACTCTGCAAAAGTGACCAGTAACCAGTTCGACTCTGGTGCTTGCCTCTAGGAGAATATATGAAACTAAAGGTACAGATTTTGTAGGTAATCCTACAGCCTGCACCCATAATAACTAAATAAATACTCCTGTGGCTCAGAGGTTGAGCAGCAGACTTTTAATCTGCCAAGGCTGGTTCGAGTCCAGTCAGGAGTACATGGCAAGGTGTCTAGCCTATCAAGTCGCGGCGGGTAGGCAACAATATCGGCTGTAATTGAGCGAAATGCGAATCGAGCCTTGCCTTATGCGTCTATGGTGTTCAACAGTAGCATGTGTGGCTTCCAACCATCGGGTAAGGGTGCGAATCCCTTTAGACGCTCTTCTGGTTTTTTTTAATAACATAAAATCTCAAACATTAGATTAAAATGGGATGAGAAAATACTCATAAAGTGTTAATGTTATTTTAGAAAAAGTACAGTATAATATGTAAGTAATAACTTGGGGCTTTAGTCCAATTAGTAGAACAGGTGATTTGCATCCACCAAATAAGAGTGCAATTCTCTTAAGCTCCACTGTATGGCATGGTCGTCTAATTATTAGGATATTCTATCCCTTACAGATAGAAGATGTTGGTGAAAGTCCAGCCTGTGCATCCAACCTCTATAGCTCAATTGGTAAGAGCAACTGTCTCTTAAACAGTAGGTTATGAGTCCGAGTCTCATTGGAGGTATAGGAGTATTGTAAAAGGATTATGCCAAGCATACTAGAAAATTTAATAAGCGAAGACTTTACACTACTAAATGTAGATAAAAGATTTTCAAAGACACAGCAACACAGTAGTTTGGTATTAGATAGAGAAAAAAATATCTTCTACTGGAATAGCAAAAATATAGTAGGCAGTGTGTATTGTTATCTAACAAAAGTTAGAGGACTTACTAAAGTAGATGCCCTACAAATAATGAAAAGTGTTGATGAGAATCCTTTTTTGTTTGTTAATGTAGAAGAAAAAGAACATGAAGAAGTTGTACAATACTCACCACTAGTAGAAATATTCTATGAATATGGAAAAAAACATGGCAATTACTGGCACACTAAACGTGGATATACTGACAATACAATTGCTGAATTTAAATTGGGATACACAGGAGTTTGGTATACAATCCCAATTTTTGAGAATGGGAAGTTTGTTAATTTTCAAGCTAGAAAAGAGACTCCAAAGATTATCAAACACTGGTATGTCGGGGTGGGCCCACATTCGTTTAACTTCTCCATTCTTAAACTCACTAATTGGGTGGTTATCACAGAAGGCCCAGTGGATGCAATCATGCTTAGACAAAATAACATACCAGCAGTAAGTCAAACTGGAGGCTCTGGTCATTGGGATAGAAATTGGAATCCTTTATTTGCTACTAAGAAAAGAATTTATGTAGTGTATGATAATGATGAAGCTGGCATATTTTATGCTAATAAAGTAGCATATCAATGGGGAAGAAGAGCAAAGGTATATAATTTTGAAGGACAGTTACCTAAATACGACATAACAGATTACTTTAAGAATGGTGGAACAAGGGATGACTTCATGCATCTTTTAGAAAAGGAAAGTAAATATGGAATTCAACAGGATAATACACTCTGATTTTAATAATATAGATGAGTATGCTATACCAAAAGTAAAGATGGTATTAACTAGTCCTCCATATTTCAATGCTAGAAACTATAATAATAAGCCTATATTCAACAATGAATATGTATGGTCAGCTTGGTGTGCTAATGCAGTAACTTTATTAAGTAATTATGCTGATATAGTTTGGTGGAATACAGGTTCGGGGTATAAAGATTTCAAGAAAATGACAGCTATATATAGCATGATTTTAGACTGTGAAAGTAATAGAGTTTATTTAATAGATGATATTCCTTGGATAAAGACATCAGCCCCACCTAAGAACATAAAGAATAGACCTTATCCTGCATGGGAACATAATTTTCTATTCTCACAACAACCAGACCAAGTAAAATTTTATAGAGATAATGTACGTAGACCATATGCCCCAGCTACTCTTAGTAGGATGAAGTATAAGGTGGGTAAGTTATCTGCAGATTTGAATGGTGAATATGGTGAGCCTAAGTATAAAAAGGTAGAACCTAATGCTGGTGGGGCAACTCCACCTAACTATTTAATACTACCACAGGATTATAGTAAAAGACCTCACCCCGCCCCCATGTCTCCTGCTCTAGCTAATTGGGCAATCAGAGCATATACACAAGAAGGTGATACAGTATTAGACCCCATGATGGGGATTGGAACAACCTATATTGAGTGTATGAAATTAAAAAGACACTTTATAGGTTTTGAATTATATCAAGAATATATAGATATTGCTATGCTTTCTGCCTATAGATTAAAGAATGGTGAAGACCCTTATAATGGATTGATTACTGAATGGAGAGAATTACATGAGAAAAACATTAAGACAAGTAGTTAAAGTAATTGTAGATGTAGATAAATTCAGAGCACTTTGTATAACTACAAAGGGAACAAATTTAGTATTCGATATACCTTTAAAAGATAATGAAGAACTAAAAAAATTATCAGATGATTATGCTTTAAAAGTTTTAGATGTTCTTGAGAAGGAGATTGGATAAAATGTATGACGATGAATTAGTTGATTTGATTGCTGATTCTATTTTTAGGAACTTACGTGATGCCAAAATCATAATAGCAATAGGAGATTTTGCACACCTTTCGGAGAATGAGAAACATATTTACCGTAGTATGGGTAATAATATCGCGGCAATAGTTGATGATTACTATGATGCAGAGTTAGATGAAGACGATGAAGATGATGATGAAGTAGATGACAATGATTTTGATGGTTATGGTGAACATCAGTATTGGGAAGGGTAAATGGTAGGATACAGAATTGTAGAAATAAAGGATGGGAAGGTTATGTCACTATTTCATGGAACAGATGGGAGTAGGATTATTCCTTTGGATAGATGGCATAAAGCTAATATAAAATTAGTTAGAGATGGGAGTAATAATAGATATTATGATGCTGGCTGGCACTTTCTTCCTTCAAAAGAAGATGCTATCAATTTCTTTAGTAGAATGTTTAGGATTAAAGATAATAGATATGTAGTAAAGTGTTATGTAAGAGGTAATATTAGATTAAAAGAACATTCTACTAAAGGTAAATGCTGGTTAGCTGATGAGATTATGATAAAGAGTGAAGATTTATGGGGTTATAATGGTAATAATTTGTGATGGTGGTAAAAGAGGTGGAGTTGCTTATGGTTCATATAAAATATATACTGCGTCTGGTATATTAATGGAACATAAGCAGATTGTTTGGGGAGAGAAAACCTCAAATGAAGCAGAATATTTAACTATGTTAATGGCAATTCGTAAAGGTAAACAAATGATGACTGAAGGTGAGCCAGTTACTATATTAACTGACTCATCTTTAGTCAAAGAACAAGTTGAAGGTAATTGGAATTGTAATTATAAACATTTGAAAGTTATAAGAGATAAGATTAGAGAAGAGTTGAATGGTGATATAACTATTTCACATGTACCTAGAAATATTATCTTTCAACATCTTGGACATTAGCGGGTATATCGGGCTAGTCCTCGAAATTAGACACCGTAATGGAATGAGAATGTGGGTTCGAGACCCACTACCCGCTCTAATCTAAATATAAGGAGAATATTATGCAAGAACAATGGGAAATTTGGAACCTAATAATTGAATATTATAAGAAACGTGGTCTAAAATGGCCTGACTTTGATGATGCTATGAAGTTTGCATTGACTGAGGTTGGTGAAGTATATGAGATAGATTTGGCAAGGGAAGGTGGGTGGGTTAGAAATAATCCAGATGCTAAACCTGAGTTTGATAAAGAAAGATTGTCAACTGAGTTAGGGGATGTAATTATGATGTTAATGGTAGCTGGTATAGTAGAGGGAGTAAATCCTTTATCATCTTTAGTTACTAAGATTAATAAAAAAATAGAAGCTATTAATACATACAAACAATTACCCCTGAAAGAAGTAGAACATGAGTGACCTATCTAAGACCGCTGAAAAAATTTTTAAAAAGAAATATGCCAAAAAACTTCCCAATGGTAATTTAGAGGAGTGGGAACAAACATCTGCTAGAGTGGGAGAGTATGTAGCTAGAGCAGAGGATAATGAAAATGATTATCTTCAATACATGGCTGATTTTACTAAACTTATTATTGATAGAGTCTTTATCCCTGGTGGCAGAATTTTAGCTAATTCTGGAACAGGGATAAAGAATCTTTTTAATTGTTTTGTGATGCCTATAGAAGATAGCAGAGAAAGTATCTATGATACACTAAAGAAAGCTGCTGAGATATTTGCATGGGGTGGTGGGATAGGATATAACTTCTCTAATATAAGAGCAGAAGGAACACCAGTAAAAACTACAGGTGGATTTGCAAGTGGGCCTGTTAGTTTCATGGAGTTGTTTGATACTACAGGAGAGGTAATTTCTCAGGCATCTAGGCGTGGTGCTCAGATGGGCATACTAAATGTAGACCATCCAGATATTATGAAATTTATTCAACATAAGAACGCTTTGAATACTAGAAATAAAAGAATTTTCAATGAAATTTTACCAGAGATGATGAAGGTACAAGATGCTGAGATGGTTCAACAGATATTATCTAATAATCAATTAACCCACTTTAATATCTCTGTTGCTATCACAGATGAATTCATGAAAAATAAAGATGATAAAATATTTAATGCTGTAGCTACTAATGCATGGTTGAGTGGAGACCCAGGAATTTACTTTATAGATAGAGCCAATGAATTTAATCTTGTTCCATATGTGGGAAGTTTAGATGCTACTAATCCATGTGGTGAAGTCCCGCTGTT